GGAATATGATGATATGTCAACTTATAGTAGTGAATCTGATAAATTAAATAATTATATTAATGTAGTATCAGAAATACCTTTTGGTATTTATTATAAGATTGAACAAAATTCTATAAGTGAATATTTACATAGTGTTCTTCAAGAGCTCAATAAAAAAATTTACGGTCATAATGATACTAAACAACAAATAATGAGAATATTATCACAATTTATGGTAAATCCAAATGCAAAAGGCTATGCCATAGGAATCCAAGGATCGATGGGAGTAGGCAAAACAAAATTAATTAAAGATGGTGTTGCAAGTGTTTTAAAATATCCTTTTGCATTTGTTTCTTTGGGAGGTATGTCAAATTCTAGTTATTTAAAGGGTCATTCATATACATATGTTGGTTCAAGATATGGCAAAATAGTAGAAGAGATAATTAAAGCCAAGGTAATGAATCCTATTTTTTTCTTTGATGAATTAGACAAAGTTTCTAACACTTACGATGGAGATGACATAATAAATACTCTAATTCATTTAACGGACACAACACAAAACGATAGTTTCACAGACAATTATTTGGAAGAAATTAAATTAGATTTGTCTAAGTCATTAATGTTTTTTACATTTAATGATATCGAAAAAATAAATCCTATATTGCGAGACAGAATGATAATAATAAAAGTCGATAAATACAAATTAGCAGATAAAATAGAATTGAGTAAGAATTATCTAATTAAAGACATTTGCAAATCTTATAATATTTCTGAAAATGATATAATAATAGATAACAAGGAAATCGAGTATATTGTTAATAAAACAACGGAAGAAGATGGAGTGAGAAATTTACAACGAAACATAAATAATATTTATTCTCATATAAATATGCACAGGTTTATAAAAATGCCTAATGATAAAATTATAGAATTTCCTTTTACAATAACAAGAGAAGTTATTGATAAATATCTAATGAAGCAAGAAGATAATCGAAATAATTTATCATTATATTTATAGTGATGATTAAATTTAGGTATATAACGATAATAATTATAGGGATATTGATACTTTCATTAATACTGATAGTTGCTTTTAGTGGTAATAATAAAGAAAACTTTACAAATATAGATAATATTTATATGACAGCAGAAGAAACAATAAATTTCATAAGAAATGACAGTGACAAATATATAACGAATATGACTGATTATGATTTAATAGCAAGAGATTCAGATAGCCCGACTGAATATATAAATAAAATTATAAATGAATGTTATAATTTTACGGAAGATCATAAAAAACGATTAAATGTTTGTTCAATAATTGCTAAACAATATTTTGATAATGGTTATAAATGGAAGTTTGCATTAATTGGCGATATTTATGAGGAGGGATTTCCACATACAAGAACAGATATAATATTTTTATCACCAAAAATAGTTAATTATGATGATGACGCATTAATAACAGTTCTAATACACGAAAGTATTCATATTTATCAAAGATATAACAAAGAAATAAATAATTATTTGAAAGAAAATGGATATACAATATCAAGACGCCGAGATAGTGAACCATTAATAAGAGCCAATCCAGATTTAGATGAATATATATATAAAGACAGAAATGGAAATGAATTATTCTATAAATATAAATCTACGATGCCGACAGGAATAAATGATATAATACCTGCAATAAATGAACATCCATTTGAGATAATGGCATATAAGATATCTGAGGATTATGGGAAATTAAAATTATCTAAATATAAAAATATATAGAAATGGATATATTAATTAAACAAGCACCTGCTAATTTGACTATAGAAGAAATCGAAACTGTCTATAATAAAAACAACAAAGATCAAATGAAAACATTAATTGAATTATGGGATATTCAGGAGAAAGCAGAAGTAATAATAAGCGAAGAAACGAAAAAATGGAATGAAATACGCAATACTTGCGATTCGTATGATATAGAAATGCAAAAAATAATGTCTAAATCAAGTAGATGAGCTACAGTTATTCACAGTTGAATAAAATAATAGAGATACAATATAGGAAAAAAGCCGATGATAATAGCAATTGGTTTTTGGAGGAAACATTAAAATTTGGAAAGGGTTATATAAAGCCTAGTAATTATTTAAATAATGTTGTTAATAAAATTGGTGAAACAGCAACAAGTTTGAAACAATCTTCAACTGAAATTGATGAGCCTTTATATTTATATATATAAAGGTTTTTTAATTTTAGTTATGTAAATGGAAAATTACATTCTAGAAATAAAAACTGTACAAGCATCAACTATAAAATCTGTAATAGATGCTATGAAAGAGATTTTGATGGATGTCAATTTAGAGTTTGATGAGAATGGAATGAAAATAGTTGCATTAGATAATACTCATATTGTTTTGATACATTTAAAATTGCACGCAGATAAATTTGAAAGTTATTATTGTATGAAAAAGATTTATGTGGGAATAAATATGCTTAAATTTCATATGTTAATAAAAACCATTCAAAATGGTGATATATTATCATTGTTTATTCATAAAAATGATCCTAATATTTTAGGTATAACAATAGAAAATAACGAAAAAAATGTTAAAACGACCTATAAATTATCGATGTTAGATATTGATGTTGTTAATGTTGATATACCTCCAGCCGATTTTAATACCATAATAACTATGCCATCAGCATATTTACAGAAAATAATAAGAGATATGCATAATCTTGCTGAATATATTGAAATTAAAAACATTGGCAATAAGCTAATTTTAAGTTGTCAGGGAGAATTCTGTTGTCAAGAAACGATTCTTGCAACAGAAACACAAAATATTCAAATCAAGAATAATGATAATCAAGAGATTATTCAAGGTGTTTTTAGTTTGAAATATTTAAGTATTTTTACAAAATGCACAAATCTTTGTTCAACGGTAGAGATTTATTTAAAAAATTCTTATCCAATTATTTTGCAATATGGAATAGCATCGATGGGAAGTGTTAAGTTATGTTTAGCACAAAAGAGTGAAGATTAATTCTATTCATATTTTTTTTGAATATCTCATTTTTAACATATGAGGTATATCCATTTTCAATAAACATCAATAATATAGACAAAAGAATTTTATCAAATTCATTAATTGTATTTTCATCATATTTTTTATCGATTGAAGTTTCGATTGTTATTACATTATTAGTATTAATAAGATTTACACTATAATAAATATCTTCGATGAATTTATAATTAGGTAATTGTGTTTTAATACAACCATAATAATTGACTTTGTCAGGATTGATAAAAGTTTCGGTTAAATTGATTTCAATATTGTTATTAGATAAGAGGTCTTCAACAAGTGATAATAGGCCGGTTGGGAAATTAATACATTGCAAATCATATAATTTATATGTAGTTCTTTTAAATACTCGTTGAATATCGTTCTCTAGAATTAAATCAAATTTGAATTCATCAAATAAGACTTTATAATATTCTTGACTTTTAATTAAATTTTTGAAAATAATAGTAGACATATTTTTATAATAAATATTATATTTATATTGATTTTTCTATAATTCATTATGAGGTTTATACATAATAACCGAATAAGGATGTATAGTTAAGTTAAAGAGGTTTTTATTAATTCTTTCATTGTTCTTAAGCCATATTCTAATAATATGATAATTTTTTTTGGGACTAACTGAGAAGCCATTAATACAACTAGAAGTTATATCAGTTTTACCCATTGTTTCGCCTAAAATTAATGCACCAACCTCAAATAATTTTTCGTTAAAATCTTGTTTATTAACTTTGAATGATAGGCAACCACCATTTTTATTATGTTCATCTTCCCAACGAGGCATAATATGTTCTCTCATTATAAAAAACATACCTCTTTGCCATAAATCTTCAAATGCTTTAAAGATATTTATATAATCCTCAACACTGCTAATAGTAGTAATGAATTTATAACTACTATTATCCCAATTCATATCATATGGATCGTGGAAATATAAGGACCACACATCATTGATATAATTGGAAGTGTTAGTAGACGACATATATATATTTTAAATACATATTTTTAAATTGATTTAAGTGTTTGTAATAAAACTATTTTTAATGATATCTAAAATTAAAACCAGTTGGTTCTTAATTTCGCTGCCTATAATAACAACATTTGTGTTTCAAAGTTATGAAACAATAACATTTAGTTCTGTATTTTTACCATTATATATTATAGGTACATTTTCATTAAAAAAGCTAGAGGCATATTCAATTCATCAAAAAGAATTGAATAAAATAAAACTAATTTCTTATATAAACGATAATATCGAAAATGCAGAAGATAATTATAATATTATTTTACCTAAATTAAAAGAATTAAAATCATATTATTTTATAAATTCTAATAATATAAAAAAAGATTTGAGTAATGATTATTTGAAAAGAGAAAATTCAAAGATGTTAGATAACATTAGACAAAATTACAAACTATCAAATGTTATAATTAAAAGCGAATTAAGTAAAAATGAAGAATTGATAACAAGTTATAAGAATTATATTGACAGGTTGATAAGAATGGTAGATGAAGAATCGAATATTTTTGTTTAATCAATTGTAAATAATTCCTCATAACTTGGATATTTTTTATTGAGAATATTTCTCTTAAGGTTAGTTTTGCTAGTTGGTGTTATTGGTTCATCTTTTATTTTTGTGATATTATAAACAATAACTTTATTGTTTGTTAATTCGTATACTTGATCACCTACAATTTGTAGGTCATTTTTATCAGCAATAGTTTTATTTTTATTCTGAAGATCATTAAATAAACTTATGTTATTAATTATTAATAATATACAGGTAAAACACAAAATAATATAATGTTGTTCAAGTGGAATAATAAAAGATACAAATGGAATGACATATGATGTATAAAAATAACTTGTTAAACCAATACTTAACAATAAAAAAATTTCTATTATCATATATTATTTATAATTATTTCTTTCCTGAATAGTAATAAATATTTGGATTATTAAAGGTAATAGTTGATATTACTTTTCCAATTGGTTTTTTAGAAAACAATAATCCTGTATCTAAAAATTGCTTAAACCATTGATATTCAGTTACAGAACCAGGAGTATTTGGCATAAAATATTTAATATTAGATTGAGGTTTTTTATAAGATTCATAATAAATATGATGTGCCAATTTTTCTTGTAATTTAAAAACAGATTTTGGAATATCATAATTAGTTGGTAAATATCCGAATTCTTTATCTTGATGAATAGAATAATATTTAAAGAAATCAGATTTTTCAATTTCTATATCTCGTTTTCTAGGTCCTAAATTAAAATTAATGTAATCGTCTATCCACGACGGATTACTTAATTTTTCTAGTGGTTGTGAATTACCATAATCCCATATCATAAATATATATCCTAGATTTTCAATATAATAATTTTCACCATTGATATTATAACAGAAACATCCACCAGGTGCAATTTTGCGATATAAGAAATTTTTTGTATGTGTATCTGCGTGCAATTCCTTAAATACACTATGATAAAAGAATATGGACATAATAACTTGTTCGTACATATTTTTCCAAATTTCTTCATTTAATGTTTTTTTCATCAATAAATTCAATAAATCACCATCAGCCAATTCGTATAATATCATTGTATATTTTTTATTAGTTTTATTTGCTTTAGCTAAAACTGAGGGATATTTATCATTAATTATTAAATTTTTACAGGTTATAATTTTATAAATATCTGGAATTAAACAAATATTGGGTTGTTTTTCTTTTAATTTCATAATTTTTTCTAATATTCTGTGTTCATTTGTAAATTGTTTGCTGTTTAATTGAATTTTTGTAACAAATTCTGGAATATCTTTATATTCTTTGTTAATATTCATACTTTTATAAATAACTCCAAACACACTATCACTTCCTATTTGTTTATATAATAAAATATCATCAGTCAATAAATATTGATTATTTACTTTAGTCAATTTAATACATTCATTATTTGCCAATTTAGATAGATATTTTTCTAAATTTGATTTCTCTTCTTTAGCTTTGGGTTTCTCTTCTTTAGATTTAGGTTTCTCTTCTTTGGCTTTTGGTTTCTCTTCTTTGGCTTTTGGTTTTCCCCAATCATAATCTTTTAACATAGATTTGCAGAATTGCATTAATTTATTATAATATTCTTCATCTTTAGAATTTATAAATTCTTTTAGGTTTTTATTTTGTTCACAAAAATTTTTAATGTTGTGTTTAACTGACATTATTTTATCACAATGTTTAACAAATTGTTTATAAACAGCTCCATTTTCTGATATTGCGCGTTTTGTTATAGGATTAATATTTTTGTTTTTTTGCCATTCTAAACAATAATCTGAATACATTTTTTAAATTATCTATATGTAGTTTAGATAATAATGTTTTCTTGTGATAAGGTTATTACAATACCACAAACTAGCGATATTTGTTGGTTTAATGCTATTTTGATGGCTATTTTTTATAGTCAATATTCACGAAAGTTATTGTATCATAATTTTGAGGGAAAACAAGATAAATTTTCGAGAATAATGAATGACATAATAAAACATAATTATATTAGAACAGGACAAGTAATTAAATATTTTGAATTTATGAAACCTCAAAATATTCTTAAATATATAAATGTAGATAAAACAGACTTACTCAAAGAATTTAAAACTCGAAAATCATATAATATTAAAAATATTGAAACATTTTTAGCTTTGTTTTTAAATAGTTTAGGTAAAAATATTTTAGATATAATAATTTATAATAATAATTTTTATGCAAATTATTATTCAATGCTTCCAATATTTATTGATAATTTATCTAATACAAAATCTATAGATAATTGGTGTGGTATATCTGATAAAGATCCTGAATATATAATAGCTCATAAATTAATAAGTCCTGCAAATAATCTCTATAAAACATTATTTTTAAACGATCTATTTTATAAGCGTGAAATAGAAACAAAATTAAATTTAAAAAATTATGCGATCGATATTAAAGGATTAATTGATTTAGATGATGAAATTTTTTATAATGGTAACAAATATATATTAGATTCAGTTTTATTATATAACTATAATAGTCTTGACCAAAATCACCTAATTGCTGGAATAACTTGTAAAAATAATCATTATGTTTACAATGGTTGGATTAGAGCAATAAATAATGGCGATGATATATCAGCAAATATAGATAATGATGTATTACCTTGCGAATTAATGAAATTTGATTGGAATGTTAAAAAAGATTATAAATTTTGTTTAAATCCTAATTTATGTAAATTGGATCCAAAATTAGATACTGAAGATCATTGTTTTTCATTCAATCAACACAAGTATTCAATATTTATTTATGTTAAAGACACATCTTTACTATTATCTGTTGATACAAATTTAAGTATAGTAAGTTCTTTAACATTACCATCACTAAAAGCTAATAACAGTGATTTATCAGAATTGGTATTTAAAAATGCTACCCATAAAATGCAATATATTAAAGATAGAAAAGAGCGTAAAAAACAACAAACAATATATAAAAAAGAATTTAAAAGTGTAGTATTGTTCACTAAATTTAATTCTAAATTTTATTTAACAATAGATGAATATTTAGATAAAGAAAATTTATTATTAATTAAAAATCCAAATAAAATTATAATAGATAGTTTAGAAACTGATAATTTAGGCATAGGACATATTGACCAACTTGAATATATATTAAATATTGATAATTATATTAATATAACATTGGTTGAAGATAGTAGCAATAATACACTTATTTATAATGGATATAAATATATATTATCTACAACAAGTTCTAATAGAAATATATATAAATTAGAAACAAATGCTAAGAAAAGATATTTATCACCACCTATAAAATTAAAGCCAGTTTGTAAAAAATTTTTGGAAACAAGTAAACAATTATTAGATTTTGAAGCAGCAATTAAACCTTCAGGCGAATATTTTCAAGAACTTGATAATTTTTTAACTAATACATCAGATGATATAAAAATTAACAGAAGTTATTGTGTTGTTTCTGGTGGTAGTACTAATAATAGAACTACTTATATTGATTGTATTTTAACTACTTTTTTTAATAATAAAAATTCAATAATTGAAGAATTATTTTTTAAGAAACAATTAAAAAACAAAAATGCAATAGCAATAAGAAATGAATTTAAATCTTATTATGATACCAAAAGTTTTAATAGAGATGAATTATTAAATACTATTCAAATATATTATAATGATTTTATAATTCAAAATCCTGAATATCCAAAAATTCGATGGGCTAATGGTAAATATAATTTTACAGACTTAATAATCTTATTGCAAATTATTTTTAATTTTGATAAAATTAAAATATTATTGTCTTATAATGAAAAGTTTAAGATAATAGAAAAAAAAGAAACCATAATAAAAACAATTAAAATAACTAAAATCTCATCAACTATGTTAAAAACAAAACTGGGTAAATTGGCATTAAATACGATTATAATACGATTAAGCGATGATTATAAATGTTTTTATAAATTCAATAATAAATGGTATGACAACAACAATAAACTTATTGGAAATATAACAGTTACTTTGAATGATTATATTAAAATGCAAAATTATAAAATTGTTAGCTGCGTATATTATTAGAAAGGTTAGTTATGTTTTCTTGTGAAAAGGTTATTACAATACCACAATATAAAGATACTTGTTGGTTTAATGCTATTTTGATGGCTATATTTTATAGTCAGCATTCACGAAAATTATTATATCATCATTTTGAAGACAAAAAAGACAAATTTTCGAGAATAATGAATCATATAATAAAACATACTTATATTAAATCAAAAGAGGCAATTAAATATTTTGAATTTATGAAACCAGAAAATATTCTTAGATATACAAACTTAGATAAAACAGAATTATTCAATTATCTAAAAAATAAAAAAAACTACGGTTTTAATGTAAAAACATTTTTACCGTTTTTCTTAAAAAGTTTAAATAAAAATGTTATGGATATTATTATTTATAAAAAGAATTGTTATGCAAATTATTATTCACTATTACCACTATTTGCTATAAATTTTGCAAGTAGACATACTAATAAATTTTTATCAAAATGGAGTGGTATAACATCTAAAGATATTTCTGACCCAGATTATATAATTGTGCATAATATACTAAAATTAAAATCTTCTAATTTTTATACTACATTATTTTTAAATGATTATAAAACCTATCCTAAATTAGAAAAAAAATTAAATCTAAAAACTTATGATATTAATATTAAAGGTTTACTTAGTTTAGATAATGAAATATTCTATAATGGAAATAAATATATTTTAGATTCAATTTTATTAAATAATTCTAATCGAGAACAAGTTAAACTTGGACACGCTATAGCAGGAATAACTTGCAAAAATAATCGTTATGTTTATAACGGATGGTTTAGAGTAACTAATGACCCTAATATAACTAAAAATTATGGAACTAGAACATTACCTTGCGAATTAATGAAACACGAATGGAATGTTAAAAAAAATATTAAGTTCTGTTTAAATCCTAAGTTATGCAGACTTGATAAATATGAAAAAACATTAAAAGAAGATTTGTGTTTTTCATTTAGTGATTTAGATAATGCAACTATAATTTATGTCAAAGTTATAACAACAAAATCAATTGATTCCAATTTACCTATTTCAAGTTCTTTAACTTTACCCTCTTTAAATACAAATAGTTTATCTGATTTAGATATCAAAGATAAACAAAAATATTTATTAGATCGAAAATATCGTAAACAACAACAAGAAACTTATAAGAAAGGATTTAAGGGATTTAAAGGACTTAAGGAATGCAATAAATTTACATACGACACTTCTTATATTGACTGTCTTTTAGTTGCATTTTTTAATAATAATAATTTGGCAATAGAAGAAGTATTTTTTAATGGTTTTTTATTAAAAAACAAATATGGACTTATAATAAGAGATGTATTCAAGTCTTATTATAAATATAAAATAATTGATAAAATCAAATTATTAAAAGCTATTCAATTATATTATAATGATTTTATTAGTAAAAATCCAGAATTCCCCAAAATTCAATGGAGTAGAGGCAAATATTATTTACCTGACTTGATGATATTGTTACAAAAAATATTTAAATTTGATAAAGTTTTATTACAAATATTATTATCTTATGACGAAAAATTTAAGATAATAGCAAAAAAAGAAACAACAATAAAAACAATAAAAATAACTAAACTCAAACCAAATCCTAAACCTGATTTAGACTCATTACCTTTAAGTTCTATTATAGCAAGATCAAATGATAAATATAAATGTTTTTATAAATGCAAAACTAAATGGTATGATAATGATAAAATAATTGATGATATTAATAAACATATAAAATCACATAAATATAAAATTGTCAGTTATATTTATTATTAAAAAAAGTGAATTATTTTATGCACATTTTTTATAATGACTACCAAAAAGGTAATGACAGAAGATTTAGGGAAAATATTTGAAATGGCGATATGTCTTTTATATGAAATCGATTATGATGGTAAATATAAATATAGTATCGAAGAAGCATCAAAAATCAAAGAAAAATTATATAAATTGAAAGATGAATTTTCATTAAAAATTAAACATATTGCTAAAAATTGTAATAAATATGATTTTCAAAGTGTAGATGATAATAATATTCATTTGAACGCTAAAACTACTAAAAAGAATGCAAAAGTTTGCCCACAAGTTATTGGACAACCATCGAAAAAAAAATTTTGTGAATTCTTTGGTGTAAATCCAATATCTAATTTGGAAGAAATTAAAACCTATATCGAATTGAATGTTAAAAAAATGTTAGAAATATATTGTTCAAATACATTTGATTGCCCAATAATTTATTATAATCAATACAAAGATTTAATATTATTCATTAAATTAAAAGAAAAAATAACTTGGATAAATTATGATATTAAATTTAGCCATATTATTAAAAATAAAAAATGGAATGAAAGTACAAGTATTATTATAAATAATATAACAATTGGAGAATTTCAAATACATAATCATCGTGATTGTATTAAGTTTCGTTGGTCATTTGAAAAATTATTAGATTTGTTTAAAGAAAATTTTGATATTATAAAATTTTGATAATTTTATCATAATATTCTTTTGAAATTTCACATCCTTTAAAATTTCGATTTGTATTTTTACAAGCAATTGCCGTTGTTCCTGAACCTAAAAATGTATCTAAAATAGTATCATTTTTGTTAGAATGTTTTTTTATCAGTTCTTCAAATAATTTTAAACTTTTTTGTGTTGGATGAAATCTATTTTTTCCACATTGTAAAGGAAACATATATATGCCATTATCATACGAACTATTAAATGTAGGACTTCCTTCCTTAACACCTATTAAAGCAATTTCCCTACAATTTGTTAAATAGTTAATTTTACTGTTTCTTGGTTGTGGATTAGTTTTTATCCATTCAATAAATCTAATTTGTTTGAATTTATATTTTTCTAAAATATTTTTAAGATCTGTTATTTTCCACAAATCAAAAAATATAATCAATGTTCCACCTTTTTTTAATTTTTTATAATATTCACATATAAAGATTTCAAGATCATTTATCGTAAAATCACTGTCCCAACTTCCATAATCAGTTTTGATGCAATATTTTTTTCCATATATTGAACCGTATTTAATATATTTATCTTTATTTATATCATCTTCTATCCCATTTTGCTCTTTGTATTCTTCCCATTCTTCTTGTGTTTTTACTTGCTCAATATCGTTTATTTCATTAAACTTAACATTACAATAATGTTCATTCATTCCACTGTTTTTTGATATTATGTATGGTGGATCAGTTAATATTAAATCAATGCTATTATCAACAATAGTTTTTAAATATTCTATACCACATATATTTTCAATTTCTATATTAGTAGCATCGATATTTATTGATGGTTCATTTAATTTATTTTGAAGCAAACTTATTAATTCTTTTTTAGTTTTTGATTTACATTTTATAATTTCATTTTCTTCACATTTTGCTAAAAGTTCTTTTTTTGATAATTTGGTTAAATCCATATTATTAATATTAGTAGTTATATTATTATTAAATTCATTTTTTATTAATTTCTTAGAAATTATTAGGAAAGTTAGAATGTTTTCTTGTGATAAAGTTATAACAATACCACAATATAAAGAAACTAGTTGGTTCAATGCTATTTTGATGTCTATATTTTATAGTCAACATTCACGAAAAATGTTATATCATCATTTTGAAGGTGAAGATGACAAGTTTTCAAGAATTATGAATGATATAATAAAACATAATTATATAAAAACAGAAGAATCAACAAAATATTTTAAATTTATGCGTCCTGAAAACATTCTTAAATATATGAATGCTGATACCAGAAAATTATTTAACATTTTTAAAGAACAAGGTAATTATAATTTTGATAGTAAATTATTTTTACCATTTTTTCTTAAAAGTTTAGATAAAAATGTTTTAGACGTCATTATGTTTAATGATAAATATTATGGTAATTTTTATTCGGTACTTGAAGAATTCAGTAGAAATGGAAAAATAGATTTATCAAAATGGAGTGGTGTTGATAGTGATGATTTAAATGAGCCAGATTATATAATCGTTCATAAAATACCAGATGTAAATTTTAATGCAGAAGAAGATGAGGAAATAGAAGAAGATGAAGAAGAGGATGAAGAAGACGATGGAGGAAATACAGAAGCTATGTTAGAAATAGTTAACAGCATTGATGATCTGAAAGATATAGATATATATCTAAAATTATTTGTATTATCATATTTAAAATTATCTAAAAGCCAATTACAAAAATTTGAAAAAAAATTAAATTTAGCAAGTTACGATATTGAATTAGAAGGTTTAGATGAATATGCGAATGAAATTGTTTTTGATGAAAATACATATATTTTAGATTCAGTTATATTAAATAATGATATTGCAGGCATAACTTGTAAAAACGAACATTATGTTTATAGCAGTCAATTAAGAAAGACTCAAAATCAAGAAGAAGTACCTTGCGAATTAGTTAAATTTGATTGGGATGTTAATCAAGATAGTAAATTTTGTTTAAATTCAAAATTATGCAAATTAGATGCACCAACATCAGATGTATGTTATTCATTTAACGATACTAAATTTGCTACACTCATTTATATTAAAAAAGAGTCTAAAGTTAGTGAATCGGTTGATAGAAATTTAAGTTTAACAAGTCCTTTAACAATGCCATCAAAGAGCCCAGTTGTACCTGAAGAAGATAAATTAGTTTCTTGTGAAAATATTATAACAATACCACAAACTAGAGGCACCTGTTGGTTTAATGCTATTTTGATGTCTATTTTTTATAGTCAACATTCAAGAAAGTTGTTATATCATAATTTCGAAGGAAAGAGTGATAAATTTTCAAGAATAATGAATGACATAATAAAACATAATTATATTAAATCAGCAAAATCAATTGAATATTTTAAATTTATGAAACCTGAGAATATATTAAAATATATTAATATCAACAAAGAACAATTATTCAAACATTTTAAGGCAAATAAAAATCACGGATTTTCTGTTAATACATTTTTACCTCATTTCTTAAAAAGTTTTAATAAAAAAGTTTTAGACATAATAATTTATGATAAAAATTGTTATGTAAATTTTTATTCATTATTTGATAAATTAATTACAAAAGATGATATTAAAAGTGACATTGAGGCAGATTTTTCTAAATGGGCTGACACAGAAAGTGAAGATGTAACTGATCCAGATTATATATTAGTACATAATACAACACTTAGAGACACAGACGCTTATAAAACATTTTTTAGAAGTAAATTAGCCACCGATGACAGAATAGAAGAACATTTAAATTTAGCTGAAAAAGGTATTGAAATTAAAGGTTTATTACAGCTAAAAGATAACATCAAACACAATGGTAATACATATGTGTTAGATTCAATTATATTAGATAATTATAATAGCGTTGAATACGGTGGTGTTCACGCTATTGCAGGTATTACTTGCAAAAATAACAGATTCGTTTATAATGGTTGGATGAGAAAAATACTCGATGATAAAAGCACGCCTAGAACTTATGGTAATACTGTATTACCTTGCGAATTGATGAAATTTCATTGGGATATAAGGAAAGATGAAAAATTTTGTTTAAATCGTAAATTATGCAATATAGAAGGTATAAAACAAAAAGAATTATGTTTTTCATTTAATCAATTAGATAAAATAACTTTAATTTATGTTAAAAAACCAGATATAGAATCTGTCGATATAAATTTAAGTGTAGAAAGCCCTTTAACATTACCATCATTAAAATCAAATAGAAGTGATTTTTCAGAATTAGACGATACGGATGAAGAAAAATTTAGAAATTATTTAATTGAACGCAAACAACGAAGAGGCAAACAAACACAATATAAACAATCGGTATTGAAGCAAAGAAAATAATAACTATAAATAGAATAAATATGTTTTCTTGTGAGAATGTTATTACAATACCACAATATAAAGAAACTAGTTGGTTCAATGCCATTTTGATGGCTATATTTTATAGTCAACATTCAAGAAAAATGTTATATCATCATTTTGAAGACAAAAAAGATAAATTTTCAAGAATTATGAATGACATAATAAAACATAATTATATAAAAACAGAACAGTCAACAAAATATTTTGAATTTATGCGTCCTGAAAACATTCTAAAATATATGAATACTGATACTAAGAAATTATTTAACATTTTTAAACACCAAGGTAATTATAATTTTGATAGTGCATTATTTTTGCCTTATTTCTTAAAAAGTTTAAACAAAAATGTTTTAGATATTATTATTTTTAACGATAATTGTTATGCAAATTTTTATTCTGCAGTTGAAATGTTAAATAAACATAGTAGCGTATATTTATCAAATTGGAGTGGTATAGATAACAAAGATACTCAAGATCCAGATTATATAATTGTTCATAAAATACCAAAATTTCATTATACAAATGAAAGTAATTTATTTAATATAGTAAAAGAAGGATTTTTAAAGAATATTAGTCGATATTTACAATTATTTATTTTAGTAATTATTACTATGTATAACAATGAAGGACCATTAAATTTAAAGAATTATGGAATTGATATTAAAGGTTTATTTGATTTAGATGATAAAATATATCATAATGGAAATACATATATTTTAGATTCAATTGTATTGAATAATGATATTGCAGGCATAACTTGTAAAAATAACCGTTATGTTTATAGCAGTCAATTAAGAAATACACAAGACCAAAAAGAATTACCTTGTGAATTGCTTAAATTTGATTGGGATGTTAAGAAAGATAATAAATTTTGTTTAAATTCAAAATTGTGCCAACTAGACGCACCAACATCAGATGTATGTTATTCATTTAATGATATTAAATATGCAACACTCATTTATGTTAAACAAGAAGCTAAAGTTAGTGAATCGGTTGATAGAAATTTAAGTTTAACAAGTTCTTTAACATTACCATCTTTAAAATCAGCTGATAGCATTTCATTATTAGATTTGGAAAATAGTGCGCGAAAAGAACGAAAAGCAAAACAAGAAGAATATAAAAAACAATTAAAAGACCAACCTAAAATGATTTCTTGTGAGAATGTTATTACAATACCACAAACAGAAGGCACTTGTTGGTTTAATGCCATTTTGATGGCTATTTTTTATAGTCAACATTCACGAAAATTGTTATATCATCATTTTGAAGGTAAAGAAGATAAATTTTCAAGAATAATGAACGACATAGTAAAACATAATTATATAAAATCAGAACAATCAATTAAATATTTTGAATTTATGAAACCACAAAATATTCTAAAATATATGGATAAAGAGTTTTATCAAACTTTCAAAAGAAAAAAACAATATGGTTTTTATGAAGAATTATTTTTACCTTTTTTTCTTAAAAGTTTAAATAAAAATGTTTTGGATATTATTATTTATAATTATGATTCAACTTCCTATTATGCAAATTATTATTCACTTATGAATACATATGGGACACCAGAAAATTTTACAATAGATGTGTCTAGATGGAGTGGTATTGAAAGCAAAGATATACAAGATCCAGAATATATATTAGTACATAAATGTTATCTTGAATCAGAACAAAATAATGTATATACAAATTTATTTTATGATAAAGATATTACTCCTCCTGAAATAAAACAAAAATTAAATTTAAAAAATTATGGTATTGATATAACAGGTTTAAAAGATTTAAATAATGAAATATTTTATAATGGTAATAAATATGTTTTAGATTCTGCTTTATTGTCAAATTATAATGGAGAAGAAACAGATATTGGTCATGCTATAGCAGGAATAACTTGCAAAAATAATCGTTATGTTTATAATGGTTGGATAAGAACAACTAATGACCCTGTAATGCCTAAAAATAATGATAGATTATTACCTTGTGAATTGATGAAATTTGATTGGGATGTAAAGAAAAATGAAAAATTTTGTTTAAATCGTGAAATATGTAAATTAGATAAAATTACACAACCTGAAGATTTATGTTTTTCATTTAATAAACTTGGCAAATCTACTCTAATTTATGTTAAGGATACATCATCAATTAAATCAGTAGATACAAATTTAAGCGTTTCTAGTGTTATTACATTACCATCATTGAAATCAAATAGCAGTGATTTTTCAGAATTGGATTTTGATGATATTGACGAAAAATCAAAATACATAGATGAACGCAAATCCAGAAGAAAAGAACAAGAAGAATATAAAACAAGTGTAAAAAAATGAATAATATTATTTATTTTTATTAATTATTAATAATGATAATAGAAACTTCTATTATCTTATTTATTATGGTCCAATCAATTATGAATATGATAAATAAACAAAGAACGGTTCATAAAACTAATTATGAGAAATATAAATTAATTGATATTATCAATAAGAATATAGATGATGAAAATATCGACGATAATATTATTAAACTATTGTCGTATTATAATTATGATGGGCATATATTATTAACTCGTGTTAAGAATGATTTGATACGAAATAAACAATTTAGACTTAACAAACATTTATTTGACAAAATAAGATGTATGTCTGATAGAAATACAATTAAAATGGAAATAGCAGCTATTAATAATAGAATGCATATTTATAAATATAAACTCAATAATATTTTTATAAGATTGAAACACGAAATTAATGTTAATATAATTGTGAATTGATAAAAAAATGAAATTATTTTATTTTTATTTTTTTTAAATGATTATGGCGATAGAGTCATCAGCATCAAATAAATTCTATTTTATTATACGACTAAACAAACTGTTGTTTATGATTTGCATTATTTCAATAATATTATTATTAATATCTCTGTTATTCATATTATGCAGAACAATATTTCGTTTAATATTGGCAATAGTAAAATTAATAACACGAAAAAAAATCGACAACATTGAAAGCAATGAAGAATGTCCTATATGTTTAGAATCAATAACTTCAAGCGATATAACTACAACCTATTGTAATCATACATTTCACTATAGTTGCATTCAAAAAATGCTTTCTTATAATAATAAGTGTCCTTTGTGTAGAAGGATTTTATAAAAATAAAAAAATTTTGTTTTTAGGTAGCAGCAACAGCAGCGGCTGCAGCATTTTTAGCACTCAGTGAAGGAAAATGATGAGAAATTAGTCGTTGAAGGATAAAAAAAGTAACTTCTTCGTCATTATTGATATTGAGGATCTTTTTGAGCTTTTCGTCTGGAAGAATAACGCGTCGATTGGTTGGTTTATTAAGATTATGTTCTTTTACATAAGCATTAATATAACGAGTAATATCAGTTCGTGATTTCTCAGTTCCGTGAGGAACTCCGATAAAATCGCAAAGTTCATCAGAAATCTTATTTGGCTTAGCAAAACCAGATGGAGATTTACGAGCATTTTCACGCTTCTTTTGGATACGCTCAACAACTTTGCGAAGTTTATCGTGCTCCTTTAGAACTGGTTTTAGTGAACTTTGAATATCTTTTAGAAGTGCTGCAAGAGCAGTAATTTTATCTGCTAGAACTTGAACCGCGTTTTCAGTAGCTGATGGGGCGGTTTCAGCACCTTCTTCTGAAGTAGTTGTTGCTGCGACTGCTGGTTCTACTGGTTCAGCCTTAGCAGCAGCTGCAGTGGCTTTAGTAGCTCGTGGCTTTTTTGCTGGAGGTTCAGGAGCTTTAGCGGCGGCAGGTGGTACAACTTCTTTTGCTGGTTCATCTGCTACTTTAGTTTTTGAATCAGTAACAGCAGGGGCAACGGTTTGTTTTTTTGGAGCAGCGGGCATTTTTTATATTTGTATATAAATAATAAAGCTTTATATAAATTTCAGTTTGTCAAAAATTCTAATAATAGTATTTTTATCATCATCACTAATTTTATTCCAATCTTTTTTGTCGATTGGTACATAAATAAAATTGCATATAAAACTGCCATTATTAATACCTAATCCTTCAATAGTAAATTTATTAGAAAATGGTTCAATTTTGATAATTAAAATCTCTTTGTTTAAGTAAACAAGTTCCCTTAAATTACCAGTTAAATATTCAGCAGTTGTTATTATCATATCGTGAATAATATCTATGCTATTATCATTATTAATCCTATGATAATAATTATTGTTGTTAGAGGGTGCTAAACTTAGATTAAAAATAATTTCGTGTTCAATATCATTATCGTCAATATGAGTAATAGCAATTTTAGGGAATTTTTTACAATCTAAATCAATGAATATAGGATCAATAATATCTTTTAAGAAAATTCTAATTTTCTTTTTATTTTTGCTAAAATAGTCATTATAACTAATTTCTAGATTAAAATTATGAATTACTGCCTTATTAGAAGGTTTTAAGAGAACATTAACAAAATCCTTAAATAGCTTACTATTAATAATATAATCAAATGTTTGTTCCCAATTTTCATAATTTATTTCTTCATAATCATTATTTAAGAGTTGATTATAGGCATTAGTTGCATCAGTAAATTCTTTAACTTTCATTTTCTTTTCTTCTGGATCAGTAATATTATTTAATTTATCTGGGTGACATTTTAATGCAATTTTTCTATAAGCTTTTTTAATTTCATCGATTGTTGCATTATTACTGACATTTAAAATTTCGTGTGGATTTGAAAACATTTTATATTTAAAACAATAATATTTTTTAAATATAAAATGAACAATTTAAATGATTACATAGACATTTGTATTGGGTCTAATGGTTCTCATTATGATGTTGCCAAAGTTATTTATGAATTAATCAAAGATAAATTTGACTATTGTGGAAAGAATATATGGAAATATATTGAAAACGGCGAAAATACTATTGATGAAAAACAAATAAAACTTAAAAATCTATTGAAATCGACAGTTATCAATACATTTATAATAAGAAGTAATTATTGGGACGACAAAGCAATAGTTCAGAATGATATAAATATTGCGTTAGATTATCAGATAAAATCATCAACCTTATTGCAGATTGCAAATAAATTGAAAGATGATAAATATTTAAATTGTATTATCAAAGAACTAAAACAATTTTTTAATAATATAATAGATGATTAATAAAATTAAAAAAGATTTTTTTGAATTTATAGGTAGTCCTTATATAACTTATTTAAAAACTTTAGACAAAATTGTTAAATACAGTAAGGGCAATATTAATTTTTATGTTTTAATAAATTCGGCTAACAATAGTTTAAGCGATGATTACAATATTATCGCTAAAAATCTAAATAGAATTCATAAATTTTCAAATAATGCAAAACTAGATGTTTATTTAAGTTTGGCACCATATAAAAAAGAAATTAACAAAACGACTAAATTACCTTTATCAAGGTTTAATGTAAATAGCGGATTTACTATTATAAATATTAATAGATATCCTATAGAAGATAAGAAAATATTCATATCAAGAAAAGAAGAATTTGGGAAGGTGATATTTCACGAATATATACATCATAATTTACAAATAGATTCTTCTTTTAGCAGTAGTAATATTAAAAGATTACAGGAACATTTTAAAATAATTTCTGATATAGATCCGAATGAAGCAGTAGTTGAATTTTGGGCTACTGTAATGTTTTTAAAACAATTAAGCGAAGAAACACAAAAAGACTTTTATGAATTATTCAAAGAAGAATTAAGTTATTCGTTATATAAATCAAATCAATTATTTGAATTACAGAAAAAAAATAATTGTATATGGTTTGACAATACATATGTTTATTGTTATATAATTTTCAAAACTATTTTTATGTTTAATTTAACCAAATTTCAAAAAATATATACATTTCCGTATGATGATACAATTTTAACCAATTTTTTGATTGAACATTCGAAACTACCTGAAATAAAATCTAATCCAACTAAAAGGCGTCCAGACAATTCTTTATGTTTTATGGTTAATAGTGATGATTAATTTAAGTTGAGTAAATAAATAGATTGATCAATATTACTTAACATCTCATCTATGATGTTTTGTAACTCAGTTGCTTTGTTAACACCTGTTCTTATTTTTTTGATATTGTCACATTGACTTTGAAGATATTCAATTATGTTTTGACAATTGCTAGTAGCTGTTATGGTTATATTAAAAGGCTGAATTGGTTGTAATTTGTATTTACCTATATAAGATTCAATGAATTTGTCAATATTGTCAGATAAAGCTGAATGAAGTTTATCTAATGCAACGTGGGCAGAATAACTTTTAACTGACCAATGAAACAATTTAATTTGTGCTAATAATCCCAAGAAATATTCACTGTAAATATGCATATTATATTAATATAAAATATAATTATTAAATAAAAATAATGTCAATAGAAGATATTACTTATTTGCGAGAACATAGTATTAAACAAACTATAGTTATTCTCATAGATAGCAAAACAAGAGATTTTGAATTATACCCGGATCCTAATAATTATGTTGTTAATTTTAATGTTCCTTTTAAAAATGTTATAGGTTTTGATATTATTGATACTAGTATACCAAGAACTATGTATTCAATTGATAAATACAATGATACTCTTTATTATTATATTCATACAGATACGACTACAACAATAGATGATTTTATAAACAATGAAATAGATATTGATGTTTTAAATTACGATCCTACTTATAATGGTAAATTCAAAGTTTTTAATATGTCCCACGCTGATTATTCATTACCTACTTTTGTAGTACATTTCAATGATGAAATAAAAAACTCTATTAATGACAATGATGTTGTTTTAAAAGCTGCAAGTTTAACTGATCCATCTGAATTAACAGATACAATACAATTTACTTGTACTCATCCATTTATTTTTAATATGTATGATAGCACATTGGCAGAAACATTAGGATTTAATATGCTAATAAAAAAAGAAAATCATAATGTTAAATATTCTTATTACAATAAATTAACGATTAAAAAACCAATAGCAAATATTGATACTGATAATATAAAATACAGTAATATAATGGAATCAATGCGATTATATGTAAGTTTTTATGATGAGACAATAGAAAATATATATATGCGAAATAGAATTATTGCACCTGGAATGGTTTGTTTTACAGGTGAAAAATATATAATTATGAGATCTCCTGAAATCGAAGAACACGCTTTCGGGTCCTTAGCTTATACTAATAATAATTTAGGTATTGCTAAATTTCGCACAAATAGTTTAGGTTTTAATGATGAGAAATTATATATTACAAAAATCCCAATTAGAGAATTTCACCCAATCGGCAAATTATCTAAATTAACATTAAAATTTGAAACAGCTGATAAAAAATTATATGATTTCAAAGGTATTAATCATAATATTACATTAGCTATTTATTATTATGAACCTAAATTTAAAATAACAAATTTCAATTCAATATTAAACCCTAATTATAGCAATAATTTTAACAAATATAAATATACAAATGATGAACAAGAGATTATTAACGAAAATGATGATGACGAAGACGATATCAATGATAATACAAATGAAAATTTTTCAAGAGATAACATTGATATCTATAGACAAATGGAACAAAAATATAATTATGGATTATAATTTTTTTTTAATTCATATTTCTGAAATGTTGTATATATGCAATCATACTATCTAAATTTTCGCGTGTAAATGTTCCATTGTCTATTAATTTCTCAATATCCTGAGGTTTCATATTACCTTTATTTAATTCATTTAATATTTCTGCTTCAAATGGTTTTAAACTTTTAACTGTTCCTTTTGTCGTTTTATCGTCATCTGTTGTTTCTGCTGTGGTTGTTGCTACTGGTGTTGTTGCTGGTGTTGTTGCTGGTGTTGTTGCTGGTGTTGTTGTTGCTGGTGTTGTTGTTGCTGGTGTTGTGGTTGTTGCTACTGGTGTTGTTGTTGCTGGTGTTGTAGTTGCTGTGGTTGCTGCTGGTGTTGTAGTTGTTGCTGGTGTTGCATCAGTGAATCGTTCTACATATCTATATTTTTGAAATTGGCAACCAAATAAAATGATAAATAATATAGACATTGCTAATACCAAAGATATTAAATTTAATATATTATCATAATAGCCCATTTAAAACTTCTCTTTCTGTATTTATTATAAGATTTTAAAAAAAATATTAATTGTTTATTATAGATACAAAATGACTGAATTAAATATTGCATATTCATTTAATGGAGGTGGCGGAAATGATATAGACGATAATTCTATGATGGATTATCATCCTGAACCAACACAACAACCTCAACAACAATCTCAACAACCTGCTCCACAACCACCTCAACAAGTTCAAATACAACCTCAACAACAAGCACCTATTTATTATCAACCACCATTAACAATGCAACAACAGCCTCCAGTAAGAAAACAACAGCAATATCAAGCAGCTCCTCAATATTCCTTTTGGGATAGAATGATGTTATCCCGAAATGATGTATTTAAATTAATATTATTATCATTTGTAGTAGTATTAGGGATATCAATTGAAAAATTCGGAAGTCATTATATAAATACTTATTTAACAGATAATATATTATCACCGATACAAGAATTTATAGTTCGTTTAAGTTATCCATTATTAATATTTATATTTTTATGGATAATTAAATCTTTATAAAATAGATATTATTAAAATGAGTTTAAAAGAATTATATCAATATATTAAACCAATCGTTGATATTTATTTTTATAAATATTTTGGAGAAAAACGAGAATTTATTATTAATATGATAAAAATTTTAGATGTCAAAGCAACTCCACAAGAAAATATGCCGCCCGGAGCATTTAATTGCGAATTAATAAACAAAATTTATTATTATATATTGTTCACCGTATTTATGTTATTGATAATATGGATTTTATATGATACATTGATTAAAAATTATAAATCACTTACATATAAAATAGGCCTGTTAATTAAAGATCAAATACGACTTAAGGATATTTTAGAATTTAAACAGATCGAAAATATAATTTATTTTACTGACAATTTTTCTTTAAATATAGATTTGTTTATTTACTTGTTATTAATAGCAATAATATTATACATTGCATATAGATTTCAATATAATTTGAAAATTGAGGAGGTATATAATGAATTCAATATGTTATTACCTGTTTTATTGATATTAATGATTTTAGGAGTTGTTTATTTTATTTATAATTATACATTTTTTAATTTATTATCGCGAAGAACACATAACTTAAAAGCTGTTATTTATAAAAACATAAATATAGAGTTTATAAATAAACATACTATATGCAATTATATTCATAAAAAAGATAAATTTGATGATTATTTTCAATATGGTAAATGCAATGACATCAAATATAACTTTAATCAAAACAAATTATATGAATATATAAATAATGTTATTAATGAAATTTATAATTCGGATAATGAAATTACATTAGAAAAATTCAAAACATTAAAAGATAAAGATGGAATTTTATATAAAGATAAATTAAGCTCTGCATTTTATACTTTCATTTTAATTAGGTATTATATCGATAATAATTTATTGGATGATGCTAAAGATTTATTTTCTACTTATAATTTAGTTTCATTTTTACCTCGTATAAATCCAATATTATCTTTAAATTATGATTCACTAATTTTTAATGCTTCAAATTCGTTAAATTACGAAACACCTAAAATGAGTAAAGCTTTCAATAACAACAAAGATATTTATAATTATGTTTACAACGATTTTTATAATAATAATTCAATTATTCAAGAATTGATAGTTGATATATATAACATTTGCAAATATAAAATGATATCATTATACGACTATTATTTATTAAACGGATTAATAATTTTATGTGTAATTATTTATTATTTCATTAAACATTATTTTAAAAAATAAATATTTATCAATTAAAAGAAGAGATAAAATACAATGTATAGCGCGTTAGCTAGTGCAGCAGCATCTATGGCATCTAAAGGAGCATCTATGGCATCTAAAGGAGCATCTAAATTTGGTTTAGATAAGGATAATATAAAAGCTAAGTTAGAATTAGCCAAAGAATATGTAGATAAAAACAAAGAAAATGCTTCTAGAATGATGAAAGAAACAAAAGAAAGCTTAAAAAAAAGCGAATTTGCTCAAAAATTAAAGGCTATTAAAAAAGAAGGCGACGAATTACAAGAAGGTAATAAACAATTTAATATAAATGAAAAACCCGCTATTAGCAATAAAGATATTTCAGATACGATAAATAAATTTAAAAGTATAATTGATAAAAATAAAAAGGGATATGCTATAAATTCTAATGATTTTCAAGAATACACAAATATAGAAAATAAATTAAAAGCTTTAAAGGAAGATCCAGACTTAAATGCAGATGAAATAGAAGATGCTCTTCAGTATGTTGATAAAATGAAAGGAATACCTGAAAACGAAATTAATGAAGATAATATAATAAACACTAAAAAAACAGTAATTGAATTCAAAAGAATTGCTGATATATGTAAATTACTTATTAAGATATTAACGCTAATATGCATAATTCTATTAATAATAACCTTGCTAATATCATTTATAAATGTAATCAATTTGTCTATAAAAATTTTAACAAATATTCTTTCACTATTTTATAATACAGTAGTAACTAATAATCAAACTATTAGTTATTCAGCAAAAGAAATAATCAAATGCTCTAAAAACAATTTTAAGTACGATATATTTAACATCTTAAATGAGCAGTCAACATCATTAACTGTTTTTAATACAGCAATTTATATAATTTATATTCTTTTATTTTATGTTATAATATATATTTTAGTTATTATTTTTGTTAATATTTATCAATACACACACGTTTTAAATGGTGAATTAAAGGATATAGATCCTAAATTTCAGTTATTGACAATAATAGCAATGATATTTATATGCAGTTTTGTACATCTATTGATATATAAATTCATATTCAGAAAATTGTCATTTAATAAATTCAAAGATATCAATAATTATGAGGTAAATATTGATAATTTGATATTAACTAATATTAATCCAATAAATACAGGTTATGATAATGATTTCTTCGATCTTTTGACTGATAGCACAAAACGCGCAGAAATCGATAATATGTTCGCTACAATGGTTGAAAATGTTGATCAACCATCAACCAATTTATCTAAATATCTCTTAATGTATGATTTATATATGTATTTTGATGAATATGTATATATGAACGATGTTGTTAAAGATGATTTAAGGAAATATTTTAAATTGGTTGTTGATGAAAATTCGCCGAATAAGACATTTATATCGTTTTTAGATGCAAATGAACGAAAGCTGATTAAATTATATCACGAGGAATTGCCATTTTATAAACAAATACCAACAGATAAATTAGAATCATTTCAAAAAAGTAATGAAAAAGTTTCACAAGTTATAGGAACTGTAAATAAATCTATAATCAAATATACTGGTACTTTTTATCCATTTTTAATATGCTGCATTTATATAATAGGAATATTTTTATTCAATGCATTCTTTACTTATATTATAATGGACTTCATATTAACAACAGAAGATGATAAGATGTTTCCAAATTTTTTATATACAATAGCTAATAAATATACATCCGTAATAAAATATATTTATAATATTTTCAAAATATAAAAAGATGTTATTGATTTTATATTATTTGATCTTATTATTAATGATAATAGCTGTAATATGGTTATTGAAGATTTTATATAACCTTGATTATTTTAATCAATTAGAAAACGGTTGTAATATAATCATTAAATCGTAAAAATTATTATTTTTTTATAATTTAGAATGAACGAATATTATAAATATCGTTATAATATATCTAAATTTTTTACAAATACTGACAACGATGATTATTATAATTATTTAATGATCATAATACCTGTCTTATATATTATTCCTGTTTTATTATTGATATTACTATTCATATTAGGTTATAAAAAACTTAATGTCACAATAATTATAATAATATTTTTGTTTGTGTTATTTATAATATTGACCTATCGATTAATAAAATCATTAAAATCAATTCAAAATGATGAAATAATTAGCAATTATATGAATTTTTACAAAGTCGCCAATATGATTTATAAGGAAAACTATTTTAACTCTAATTTTGTAAATGTTCAATTAAAAGATCAATTATTATTAGCTATTAATAATATCGAAAATCTTTATGGTGAACAAGCATTAGCACATTTAAATTCTTCCTATGATATTCTTCAATATAGCAGTGATATTAATAATGATTATATTAACAAGTTGTATATAGACAATTTTAAGAAATTCAAATATTTAAATAGTTCTATGCAATTTATAATTGTTAATAATAACAATTATATTATTGATTTACAGCTTTTAAGTGATAGATTTCCCAATGAACACGAAAAATTATTAAAATATTTTAATAATAAATATAAAACAAATTTAAAGTCTTTATATCAACCTGTATTATTTACAGCAAATTATAAAAGAAAATTTGATAAAATGATGAAAGATTATAAGAACAATATTTTTAATTATTTATGGATTTTACTATTTTTTATAATTGTTATATTGCAAGCCATATTATTGAACCTTAATGTTATAATGACATATATTTATTTAGGTTCAATAATAATAATAATATTATTAATGTATATTTATAATAATATATAAATATGGGAGGTGGAAGTTCAAGGATTGAGAATAGACCGTTTAAATGTGATCCAAAGTATACAGTTCGCAAAACTCCATTAGAATTTAATCGCTTAAAGCATGTAAGATGTATATTTTTTACTCAAGAAAATTATAATGCTAATTATCATATTCCAAAATCAACTTTATCAGTAAATTTTAATTCTACTTTGAATAACTTAGAAAATGATATTGAAAATAAATTACAAGAAGTTTATACTAATGTTAATAATATTGCTCCCGCTAAAATTCTAAATCCTATTTATGTAGCATTCGCGAGAACATTAGAGTATAATGGTAGTATTTTTGATGATCCTAGATTAAAAAAGATAGATGTCAATTTTCCTAATAATAATTATTCATTGGCAATTAAAGATTTTATGAATTCTTATTTGAACAAAATGAGAAATCCTGATTTAAATAAGAAATATATGACAATGCCAATGAATTCTTATACATTCGTTAATAATACAATCAAAGTTATTATTTATTTTCCATTTATGACTTCTGATTATAAATATATAACAAATTTTAAGGATATTATCAATAGTTCTGCATTTTTTACCAAAATTTTATTAGATACTGAATTTAATGGTTTGCCAGACGTTAATACTTTTAATGAAGCAAAAATTAGAAGTTCATTACAAAAAAATAAATCATTGACACCTGAAATTATTGATTATGCTATAAATAAAATGAAAGACGCTGATAGAACAAATTTCAGATTTAGTGATGATTTGTTATATTTATGCAATGAAGGCGGTTGTTTAAGTGAAAATGGCGGTGAAGACTTCAATACTCTTTTACCTACTCTTGCTGGTAATGATGCAGATAACGATAATGTAGCTATAAAAATGTCACCATTCTTGCCTAATAAATGTTTGGCTCAGACTTTTAGATATAAATGTGGAATATTAGGTGCAGATGCTAATAATAAGAGTTTACCAGATTTAATGAAAGCAGATGATATCATTAATTATTTAACAAAAAGTTTAAGAAAATATATAATAAACGAAAAATGTACTTTAGAAAAAACTGATAATATTAAAGATTATTGCGACAGAGAAGCAGATAAAGATATTAAAATTCAGCAAACACCAGTTGATATTATCAATTATACATTTTCTTATCAATTAAGACAACAATTTGACAGTGATTTTAATAAAGGAAATGTCAATCATTATAGCAAAGATTATAGCATCAATATTATTAAAGAATTGATGTTTTTGAGAAACAAATACCCAGGCATTCAAGAAATTGTATTTCCTTTGTATGTATATAATAGTGAGAATAACGACCTAACTATTGATCCACCTTGGGGACCTTTATTTTTGACTTCGGATCAAATTTTTGGTTATAATGAAAATATAATAACAACTAAATATTCATTTAATAATAAATATTATATCAAAATGAATGAAAAAGGGCATATCACTGTTAATTATACGAGTAATGATCAAATTTATTATTATTTGAATGTTATTGAATTTAATAGACCTTTAGCAATGGTTTTTTCATCAGGTATATCAATTATTTATAAGAACGCTTCGAATGGCAATCAAGAAACAAAACAAGTAGTTAATATAAATTTAGTTATAAAAGATGAGAAACACAGAGAACCATATGATTTTTATATTAATGATGAAGGAAAAATAAGAATATTTGCAAATGGTTTTATAGATGCCACTGATAAAGCTTTTGTTGATTATATAGATAATAAGATTGATGAATATGATAAATATAAAGATTATTATAATACACCTGGTTTATTTAATCGACTAAATCAAATAGACAAAACAAAAATAAACGAAGAAGATGCTATTTATTATGATGATGAAAATAATAAACAGTTATTTAATTATTCACGCAAATAGTTCAGGATTATTAATATTTTTAATGATATTATCAAATGTATATTTTTCGTTGCAATTGCGAAAACCTAGATAGAACTTTAATTCTTTTGCTTTTTCCCAAGCATTTTTATTTGCTTGTTTTTCACTTTCATTTTTGGATGTATAAATATCTAAATAATTTTTAAGTCCGATGTAATTATTAATAATTTTTAAATTTTGAATAATTTCTTCTTCACTTATATCTTTAATATAATTATTAAATGTATTAAATGTGGAATGCAATGTTTTTTTGTGAATTCTTGGTTGATGGCAACTATTTGTTCTATCATTTGTTGAAATACCATTCTTTAAAATCTTGTCCTTGATAATTGTTTTTATGATTTTAATATTTCGTGTTGAAGGAAGATCAGGAATATTAAATGGTGCATGATTATTAATTTTTGTAAATAGATCAATAATATATTCATCTTCTTCTTCAATACTATTGATTTTATATACAACAATATAAACAAATCTATCTTCATTAAATTCAATATCACTTACCATAAGTTTTTTAATAGCTTCATATCTATGCTGTCCATCAATCAAATATAATTGACTTTGATCTTTTTCTTTGACTGCTGTTAATACCCAGACAATAGGATTTGTATTATCTTTAACAATGTCATAATAATTATCAACAACAGTTGGTATAAGTTCTCTATTATAACTCCAATATGCAATAGTTTGATTTAATGTTCTAAAATCTATTTTAATTAACATGGATGTTTCAGTTTCAGATAAAGTAATATAATCGAACGCAAAATGAAATTCGGCATCTGACATTTAAATGTAATAAAATTTATTTAAATAAATAAAATCATTTTTTTTATATCCAATTATTATAAATGAACGACTGGAAAATAATAGATTTGTATTTTAAAAATCATAAATATCCATTTACAAATCATCATTTAGATAGTTTCAGAGAATTGATTAAAAATTATATTCCAAAAACTATCAAATCTTATAATCCTATTACTATGATCAAATACGATGATACTGATAAGACTAAAAAAATAATGCAAGCTGATGTTTTTGTGGGCGGTGAAAGAACCGATGAGATATTTATAGATCATCCTATTATTACTGATTACACAAATGAAGGAAAAATAAATAAAATATTAACTCCTAATGATGCAAGACTAAAGAATTTGACATATGAAACTCATATTTATGCAAATGTTTTAATTAAAGTTACTAATAGCGATAATGAGGTTTTTAAAACTACTTTAAAAAATGTAGCAATCGGCAGTATTCCTATTATGCTTCATTCTGATATTTGTGTTTTAAATGGAAATGGCAATAAAGTTTTACAAGTATTAGGGGAATGTATTTATGATTGTGGGGGATATTTTATTATAGATGGTAAAGAAAAAGTTATAGTTGCTCAAGAAAGTTTAACAACCAATTGTTTATTTACAAATAGATTAAAAGATGATGATAACTTTTCATATAAAGGCTTTATCAGATGTAGTGCGGATGATGGTGAATCATTGTTAAAGCCTAAAAGTGTTGAATTTTATTTAGTTAAAAATAATGATGATGTAACAGAAAAACATTCACATCAAAAAGGTTGTATATTAGTAAGTTTGCCATCAGTTGAGGGAAAAATACCATTATTCATAGTTTTTAGAGCTTTAGGGTTAGAAAGTGATAAAGATATTTATGAAGCAATATTTGGAATAAATAATTCAAAAACTGAAGAAACTTATTTTAATAATTTTATTTTACCTTCTATTTGTGATAATTATTATATGTATGATAATGAAAAGAAATATATATACACTCAGGAAGATGCATTGAATTATATCAAATTTCGTGTTAAATATAAGACAATTGATCACGTTAAATATATATTATCGGCTGATGTTTTACCAAATATAAAATTGTTTGAAAACAAGAGCAAATATTTAGGTTACTTAACAAAAGAATTTATTAATGTATGTCTTAAAATAAAATTAGAAAGTGACAGAGACAATTATTTTTATAAAAGAATTAATATTAGTGGTTTTTTGCTTGCTGAACTTTTTCAAGAAGCATATGGAAAGTTACGAAAAGATATTCGTGACACTATGGACCAGTTTTATTATTATGGTGCTTGGAAAAATACAAACAACTATAACAATTTTATTAATAAGGATAATATTTATCGTCTTATTCGTAATGTTCTTATAGCAGAAACTTTTGCTAAATCTCTTAAAGGTCGTTGGGGATTGGCTAGTGATGAAGATCCGGAATTAGGAAGAGTACAAGATTTGTCTAGAATTAGTTATATAGGATATTTATCACATTTACGACGAGTTAATATGCCAATTGATAGAAGTCTAAAAATAACTAGTCCTCATAAATTGCACTCACAACAATGGGGTATTATGTGTCCATTCGAAACTCCTGATGGTGCTTCAGTTGGTTATTTAAAAAATTTGGCATTTTTATCTAAAGTAGCAGCTGGAACAGATCCAGAATATATAAAAACTTGTCTAAATGACATTGGAGTTATTCCAATCGAATATTATAATTTACCTTTAGATAAAAATATAACTAAAGTTTTTATTAATAATACTTGGTATGGTATTACAGAAGACCCTATAACTATAATTCGTATTTTAAAGGCCTATAGAAGAAATGCATTTATAAATATTCTTACTTCTATTTCTTGGCATATTCGTTATAATGAAATAAGAATATTTACAGAAACTGGGAGAGCTGTAAGACCATTAATTATTGTTAAAAATGGTGAAGTTAAAGTTTTTAATAATAAATATAAAAAATGGTTTGATATGATTATTGGCAAATATTATCCATATGATGATAAAGACGAACAAATTTATTATAAAAATTATTATATCAATCCTCAAGATTTAGATACATTTGCTGATAAAACTATTATAGAAATTACAGAAATTTTAGAAAAAGATGAAGCTGTAATTGAATACATTGACGCTCAGGAATCAGATGTTTCTATTATTGCTATGAAATCCGAAGAAATTAATGAATTTCATACTCATTTGGAAATACATCCATCTACTATTGTTAGTGTTGTCACTGGTAATATACCTATGTGTAATCATAACGCAGCAGCTCGTAATGTTTTCCACGCCGCTCAAACAAAACAAGCAATTGGTGTTTATGCTACAAATTTCACAAAACGCTTTGATACTTTTGGATTTGTTCAACATTATCCTCAGCGTCCTATAATAAATACACGACACGCTCAATATACAGGTAGTGATTATATGGTTAATGGTGTAAATTTAATTGTTGCTATTATGACATATTCAGGATACAATCAAGAAGATAGTTTAATTATAAATAGAAATTCAATTCATAGAGGTTTATTTCATTTGTCTTATTTTAAATCAATTACTGCTACTGCTAAAAAGGTTTCTGATTATGAAAGAATAAGGTTCGGCAATCCTTTAAATTATTATACTGAAGATGATATTAATAAGAAAAATAAAATTAAAGTTCAAGGTATCAAACGAGCAAATTATGATTTATTAGATGAAAAAGGAATAGTAAAAAAGGGATCATATATCCCAAGAGGACAAAAAGCAGTAGTTATTGGTATGATTTTAGAACGAGAAACTTATAAAGAAGTTAAAAATGGTGTATTTTTAGAACAAATTAAAGAAACTACTTATACTGATGTTTCTATTACTAGTGATGATAGTCATTATGGTTATATCAATGATATTTATTATGACACAAAAACAGGAAATGATATAGATAATATGATTTGTAAAGTTAAATTTTTAAAAATCAAAATACCGGAATTCGGAGATAAGCATTCATCAAGACACGGACAAAAAGGGGTTATTGGTATGATTTTACCTGAAGAAAATATGCCATTTACTAAAGACGGTATTAAACCTGATTTAATTGTTAATCCTCACGCTATTCCATCGCGTATGACAATAGGGCATTTAGTTGAATGTGTATATGCTAAATTATGTTGTTTGGAAGGTTATTTAGGTGATGGTACTATTTATATAGATATAGATCACAAAGCTATTTATAATAAACTTGAAGAACATAATTTTCATAAACACGGAAATGAAATTTTATATAACGGTCAAACTGGAAAACAAATGAATACAGAAATATTCATTGGTCCTACTTATTATTTTAGATTGAAACATATGGTTGCAGAAAAAATTAACGCTCGTGGTAAAGGTCCTATGACACAATTAACAAGACAACCTACAGGAGGTAGAAGAAACGAAGGTGGATTACGCATAGGAGAAATGGAAAGGGATAGTTTGATTAGTCACGGAATAGCAGGATTTATCCAAGAGAGTATGATGGAAAGATCTGATAAATATAGATGGCAAATATGTAAAAGATGTGGTATTATTCCTAAATATTCTAAAAAAATTAATTCTTGTATTTGTCCTAATTGTGAAAACAATGAAAGTAGCATAATCGAAACTCCTTATTGTATGAAATTATTAAGTCAGGAATTGGAAGCTATGAATTTACAAATGCGATTTAACTGTGATTATGTAGATTTGCCAGATAACATAATTGAAACAATCGAAAATAACAATGAAGAACCAGTTTATATAGACGAAGAAGTTATATCAAAAGTAGAAGAAATAACTAAAAAACCAACAATAATAACAAAGAAAACCAGAAAACAAACAATAGAGAAAAAGATTCCTGATAAAAAGAAACCCGAAATCAAAGAACCTGTCGTTATTAAAGAACCTTCAGAAGACGAAGAATCTAGTAGTGATGAAGAATCATCAGAAGAAGAACCTATTGTAGAGAAAAAGAAACCTGAAGTTAAAGAACCTATTGTAGAGAAAAAGAAACCTGAAGTTAAAGAACCTATTGTAGAGAAAAAGAAACCAGGTAGACCTAAAAAAGTTGAAGAACCTGTTGTTGCTAAGAAAGTAGTTAAGAAGAAGGTTGAAGAAGAACCTGTTGTTAAGAAAGTAGTTAAGAAGAAGGTTGAAGAACCAGTTGAAGAACCTGTTGTTAAGAAAGTAGTTAAAAAGAAAGTTGAAGAAAAACCAGTTGAAGAACCTGTTGTTGCTAAGAAAGTAGTTAAGAAGAAAGCTGAAGAACCAGTTGAAGAACCTATTGTTAAGAAAGTAATTAAAAAGAAAGTTGAAGAAAAACCAGTTGAAGAACCTGTTGCTAAGAAAGTAGTTAAGAAGAAAGTTGAAGAAAAACCAGTTGAAGAACCTGTTGTTAAGAAAATAGTTAAAAAGAAAGTTGAAGAAGCAGTTGAAGAACCTGTTGTTGTTAAGAAAGTAGTTAAAAAGAAAGTTGAAGAAAAACCAGTTGAAGAACCTGTTGTTAAGAAAATAGTTAAAAAGAAAGTTGAAGAAGCAGTTGAAGAACCTGTTGTTGTTAAGAAAGTAGTTAAAAAGAAAGTTGAAGAAAAACCAGTTGAAGAACCTGTTGTTGCTAAGAAAGTAGCAACACCTAAAAAAAAAGTTGAAGAACCTGTTGAAGAACCTGTTGTTAAGAAAGTAGTTAAGAAGAAAGTTGAAGAACCTGTTGTTGCTAAGAAAGTAGCAACACCTAAAAAAAAAGGTGGTGAAGAAGAAAAACAAGAAGAAGCAGATGTTAAAATAATAAATATATAATTAAATGTTAGAATAAAATGAATGATTTATTAATAATATTTCTTGTTATATTTATTTTGATAATTTTAATCGGATTATTTGCACTTATATATTATATGAATGATAGATATATAAGCTACACAAATGAAGTAAAAGACAATTTAACAAAATCAGAACAAGTTATGAACGATACTTCAAGAGCTTTCAATAGATTACAAGATAATGTTATAAATAAACTTGCAACTGTCGATAATAATCAAGATAAAATTGTTAATACTAGTCATAAATCGGTAAGACGCTTAGATAGTAATTTAGCAAATGTGTTCGACTTTGTTAATGATGGTAATATAATACGTGATATTTCTCGCAGCAATATTGACACTACTAAATCTTATAGTATAAATATTAAACCTGATATAACTACTTATAAAAATATTTCAACTTTAACAGACAGTTCTCGATTTATTAATATATGTGATGCTAATACCGATGTTTCAAAACGAAAGTGTGTTAATGTAAATATCGATAGTGATGGCACATTTAATATTTATACTAAAAACAAAGTAAATACAAATTCTAATATAAGTGGTATCGCTATACGCGATACTAATAATGATATTATGGCATATTTTGATGGTGCAAATAAAAAGATTTCATTAGGTTCAAATGTATCACCCGCTATCAGTATAACCAGCAATATATATACACCTGATATTATTGTTTGTAGTTATACATATACAAAACCTGTAACCAATCCTCCAGCTACTCCTGGAGGTGCTAGTACTACAACACCTGGCTCTATAAATCTAAATTTTATATCAAATTTTGATATAAAGGCCAATTCATTTTTAAATTTCATTATTCCAGAAGGATTTATAACATCTATTTCAACCGTTAGTGGTTATACTTCTGTTAATTTTGCTAGTTCTGTATTAAAACTGCAATCTTCATCATTAATTTCAAAAAATGTAATAACTAGAGTTAATATACCTGCTACTTTTAATGATGTTTTGCAAGTTGATGAACGAGCCAAATATAACACAAATGGTTTTATAACTTTATCTTAAGTAGAAGTATAAAGAGAATAATATGAAATTCATAATTATTATTATCGTATTGATAATTATTATTATTTATACTATTGTAGATAGTTATCTATTTTTAAATTATAACACAACTATTAATAATATTATTTTTAATTATAATACTAAAACTGCCAACGATGATATAAAACCACCAATTATTATTAGAAATGATAATTTCAATAAGACTCAAAATAAAGATAAGACGAAAGAAGAATTATTAATAAAATATTCTTCGATCAAAAATAAATTAGATACAACAGATGATGTTTTAGGATTTTATAGTTATATCAATGATATTAAAAATTCAATTTATATTAGTATAATAGATAATATTATATATGATGAAACACAAATAATTGAAATAATTATCAATGATATTCAAAAAACAAAATTAAAATATAATTTCAATAAATTAAAGAATATATTTGTTATAACCAAGCTAAAAGAAGATTTTAATAAAATTATAATTTTCTATGATGGTCTTTTATATAACAAAAATAAATTTAAATTTATTGAAAATGATTTTAGCGGCAATACAATAGTTTATAAATTAAACTTACGACACAAGTTAATTAATCACTATCTTCAATAAACATATTTTTTTTCTTGGAATTATTTAACTCATTTTGATATAAATCCCAATAAGTTAAAATATTCGGTTTAATTGTATTATTCCATAATTCAACATTAAATTTTACGCGTTGAATATTAATAATATCTAACATCCAATAAATGCAATTATCATATTCAGCCATTTCAGCAATAGTAGTATTATAATCTTTGTCAAAAGTTGAATATTTATAATTTCCTAATCCTAAATCAGCTATAATACCATATTTATATGATTCTAACTGTTGAACTTTTTCAATATATTCGTCTTTATTTTTAAAAGCCACAAATTTACATTCAATATAATCACATATATCTAAATTACAAACTGCCATTTGTCCTTGCATTTGATAATAATATTTATCTGGTATAGTATTATCTTTAATTTGGCGTGAATATGGACATTTAATTTCAATCATAATACCTTCATCTGTAATCCCATCTGGAGAAGCTCCAAATCTTTCGATATCTTCATTTACCAATAGGCCAAATTCATTAATATTAGTTTTATTTAAATAACCATAAATATTAATTGCTATAGGTTCAAACATACAACCCCATTTTAACGCTGGAATAGAATAAGAATTAAATGAAACATTCTTAATTTTCTTTTTGATCAATGATGCAGGATGATGAATAGCATCATATAAATCACTCGCAGTTAAGATATTTTGTCGCAAACTAAACCATTCATCTGTTCGTTGTTTTATGAACGGTTTTTCTTTTAATTTATTTAAAATTAATTTGCGATCATTATATTCCATTTTCTTCTTGTTGTTTCTTATTATATTTAGCAGAAGCTTTATATTTCTTTTCAGCTGCAGCATTAATTCTATTTAATGTTGTTGATATATCAAACGGTAATTTATCAACATTAATCACTTTTTTATTTTCTCTTTTTTTTTCGGCTGCGATTGCTATTATTTCTTCTCGCTTTTCGTCTAAAATCCTATTGAAATTATGCATTAATTCGTCCATATTTTATATCTTTAATTTATATATATTAAACTCTTTATAATTCTTAAAATCATTTTTTAAATAAAAAATGATTTAATTATTTTGGTTAAATAATAAGATATGTATATTAAAACTGATTTAACAACGATTGGTGTTGATGAAGTTGGCAGAGGTACTTTATTTGGCAATGTGGTAGCAGCTGCAGTTATAATGCCCGATAATTTAGATAATGATGAATTATATAAACAAATTAAGGATTCTAAAAAATTGAGTTTCAAAAAACGCACAATTTTAGCTAATTATATTAAAGAAAAGGCAATAACCTATGGTATTGGAATTGCTACACCACAAGAAATAGATGAGATTAATATTCTTCACGCTTCTATTAAAGCTATGCATAGAGCATTATTCCAAGCATATAAAATACATAAATTCACAAATATTATAGTTGATGGTAATTATTTTAAGCCAATTATTTGTTCCGAAGATGAAATTATTAATTATGAATGTATTCCTCAAGGTGATACTAAATATATTAATATTGCAGCTGCTTCTATAATTGCCAAAGATTTCCACGATAATGAAATCATAGAACTTGTTAAAGAAAATCCTGATTTGAATAAATATGATTTACTCAAAAATATGGGTTATGCAACATTAAAACACCGACTTGCAATTAAACAACACGGGATAAATAATACATATCATAGAAAAACTTTCTCAACTTGTGCAGTTGTTATAAAAGAAGATGATAATTAACTATTTTTCATTTTATATTCATTAATAATATCTTTTTTACTTTTAATAGTTTCTAATTCTTTTTCTGTTATATTAATTCTTTGTTTTAATTTATTTTTTTCTCTTTCATATTCATCAGCATCATTTATTAATAACATACTATTAACATTATAAAACAATTGGAAGAAATTAACATAAACATAATTAAGAACCTTTTTAATGATTTCTCCAAAAATATCGTGAATTATATAAAAAATATATAATATTAATACAACCATCAATATTTGTATAAAGATTGTAAAAATATTTTTTAAATCAGGAATCTTAAAACCATCGTCGTCTTCGTCATCTTTCTTAATTTCTTCTTTTTTAACTGCTTTTTGCGGTTCACATTCTTTAATTGATGTATTATAAACTTGTCCTATAGGACAAGTAGGAGTTTCTAATTCTTCAACTGAAAATAGATAATGACAATAATTATTATCATTATCAAAATATTTTGATAAAATTTTTTTAGGATTACTTTCAAGTTTTTTTATGTCATATTTTTCATACAATATTTTAATATCGGTGTCTTTATAAAATTGATATTCTATATTATTGTTTAATGTTAATAATAAATCGTATCTTTTTTTTCTATCATCATCTGAAATATCAGATATTAGTTGACCAGCATTTATATTTTCTATATGAAAATTTATATTATTAGGAAAATAATAAAAGTTATTTTCTTTGATGATAGATAATAACATACCATTTTGTAAAGCTTTTTTTGTGCGTGCTATTAAATTTACACTAAAAATTGTTTTGTTATTATAACAATTATTAATAGCCTTGAAAAAAATATTTTTAAGTCTTATTGCAATATTCTTACTTTTATTTTTACCTCTTTTGATTTCTCCTTCAATAACTTTAAATACATTACCTGATTTTTTATATGTTTCTAATGAATCAGGATATGCTTTATTATATTCATTATTATAAACATTAAACAATTTTTTATAAATAAATTCATTTTGAATCAATTCATATTTAGTTTTTTTTTCATCATCTGTAGTTCCATAATTAGCATCATTATATTTGTCAAATATTATTTCTGTTTTTAATGGTTGAAATATTTGTGCTAACATCCAGGTATGTATTAAAATAGGATCTGATAGTAAACCATTTGCTTCCATTCCTGTAAAACTATACATCTCAGGCTCATTTTCATTAAATTTATAATGTGCATATGTAAATTCATTAATAATGCTATAATCTTTATTTGAACTTTCATCAAAATTTTTTAGTACATTATCATTTACAGCTGTCAATAAATCATTATAAATATTGTCATATTCGTTTTTGATATTATCAAATCCTTTTATTATAGTATCTAATTCTTTATTATTAGAATAAATATTATTATCAATCTTAGTTTCAATATTATGTTCATATAATAACCGATGTAATATATATAATAAGTTTGTTTGTTTTGTTGATTTGTCTTTATCAGTGTTACACGCTAAATTTCCAATTAAATTTATTAAACCTAATGAATTATACATATATTTTTTATTGAAAATGCCATTTGCAAAAAACTTTTTAGGAATACATTTGATATCACCATTTTCTTTAGTATAAGGTAGATAATCAACCGGACAAGGTTTATAACATTTATAAACATCTAATTCAGTGTAGTGAGAATTATCTTTATAATATGTATTTCCCAAATAATAATCAGGTATTGTTATCCAATCATACCATCTGTTCTCACAATAAGCTTTATTAATATTACTAGAATAAGCACAAAAAGCTGTTTTTGATTTATTTTTACTAACTAAAATAGGTGTTATAACTGATTTATCTTTTATTTTATTGATACTAATTCTGTTTTCATCATAATCAATATTATTGACTATATCACAAGTTTTATGATTTTCACTAGAAGTAAACCACGGAACACTAGTTTGAATTGCGCAATTCATAAAAACATTATCTTCAGTGTTTATTGTTAAATAATTTAACCCTTCATCATTATCAGAATTTAAATCTGTTTGAATATTATTACTATAATTATTTTTAAAATTAGTATTAAAAGGATCATTAATATCAGTTGTTGGTTTAAACAAATTTGATTGATTATTAGTAGTTATATATGCATAATTATAAATATAATCCAATGATTTTTTAGTGAGATCTTTTAAATCTGTATTAATATCATTATTAGCACAACTCATATTTTTATTCTATTATTCTATAATTATTTAATAAAATCATCATAAATAATTATAGGAATATTTAATTCTCTTGCTTTTTTAACTTTTGTTGTTTCATCATCACGAGTTTTAATAATTAACATTGTTGTTTTGCGTGTAATAGTTGAACCAATTGTGCCACCACTAGCAACAATTATTTTTTCTAATTCCTTGTCTCTGATTCCGCTGAATACATAAGTATTATTTTTATATTTATTATTATCAATAGTAATTTTAGGAACTTCTGCGACAATTACATCGATATTCAAAGAATTATAGAATTTATAAAATTCTTTCAAATTTGTTATAAATAATAATGACGATTTATCTCCCATACCATTTATATTTTTAATGTCTTCTAAAGTAAGCTTAGAAGCCTTTTCTTGATTATTACAAATGTAAGGATATTTTTCTATAATTAAATTTAATTTCTTCTCTCCCATACCTCTACCAAATAGATTTGATGCCGTCATAAGTTCAACACAAGTTTTCTTTTTAATATCCTCTAAAGCCTTCAATAGATTTGTTGCACTTTTATCCTTAAATCCATCTATTTTTAATAAATCAGCTTTAGTAATATTAATAATTTTAATCAAAGTATCAAATGAATTGTCATATAATTTGGTTATTACTCCTTCACCTATTCCTTTTATATTTAAGGACTTCATAAAATGACTATAAGTCTTAATGTCTTGCTCTCTATTTTTATTGTCATCGTCTAGAATAATATCTTTACCATTCCAAATAAAAGGAACATCAGGCAATAATGGTTTCTTATTAGTTGAAGGTGTTAGAACTTCTTTGATATGTGGTATAACATCACCTGAGCGTATAATTATTATCTTTGAACCAACACCAATATTATTTTTTGATATGTATTCTGCATTAAATCCGGTTGCTTGTTTGATTTTAACTCCATTTAATTTTATTTCATCGAATTTAACTATAGGTTTTAGATATTTATCTTTGCTTACATTCCATTCGACATCTTTAACTATAACTCGAACCTCTTCGTGCATTGCTAATGACTTAAAGGCAAAAGAGTATTTTGGATTTTCACCAGATTTTAATTTATATAAATCATTATGAATAACAACTAAACCGTCTATTTCATAATTGCTTTCAGTTTTCCATTCTTTATATAATTCATATAATTCAGAAACAGTCAAATTATTTATTTTTATATGTTTGACTACATTAAATTTGTGTTTTTTAGCAAATAATAATGCTTCTTCGATTTTTGATCGTGGTTCTATTACATCATAAACAATAAATTCGATATAATCAGCTATTTCTTTATCTATCTTTTTAGAATTAACAAATCCGGCAACTACATTTCGTGCAGTTGTTCCTTTATGTGCTATTTTTAGCCAATTATTCTTATTAATAATCAATTCTCCTCTAACTGCTATTTTTGATGTTGTTTTAGGAAGTTTTGGCAGGTTTTTAATTTTGTCTTTTAAGTGTGATATATCTTGTCCGTATTTACCATCACCTCGAGTATAAATTTTGATAATATCTTTATTATAAACAATTAAACAAGAAATGCCGTCTAATTTTTCACTAATAATATAAGAAGATGGATTATTATATTTCTTTACCCATTTTTCAAGAGTTTTAACATCATCTTTAATTTTATCTTGAGAACCTAAAAAATATGGTAATTTGACCTTATCTTTGCCAATTATTTCAGCACCTATATGCTTAAAATATTCATTATTTTTATCAATCTTGCGTAAATATTCCTTAATTTCATCATATTCAATATCAGAAAACATCGGTTCTCCTAAATTATGATATTGATTATCTGATTTTTTTAACAATTCTACCAATTCATTCTTATCTAATTTCTTATAATCAATCATAAATAACTTCTTTTAATAATAATATTCATATTTTTTTTAATTATATAAAAAATGATTATTATAATTCAATTACTTAAACAAGATGATTAAAAATTTAATTGGAAGTAGCGAAACGGTTAATGTCATTGAATTTTATTTAGTTCAGAAACCTTTTAATATAAATGATGATACGATAGATATTTCAATTACTGATGAAATATTAACAAAAATTAAAAATAGTTTTAAAAAAACGAAAGAATATAAATGTGTAAATTATTCAAGAAATAATTATAATTATGTTTATGATTTATCCAATGATAGTCAATATGTGTATATCAGAAAATTAGAAAATATGACAATTATAAACAAATCAAATGTTAAATTTTATGCTCTAGTTTTTAATGAAATTAAATTACCTACTCACAGTTTTGCTTGTAGCAATGATATTGACAATAAAGAAACATTTGATATTATTGAATTCAAAATTAACAATAGAATTACATTAATGATTAAAAATAACAATTGTATTATCAATTACAAGCATAACAAAGATGTAGATATAGATAAAGTAACTTCTATTATTAATGGCATAATGTCAAAAATAAACACGGTATAAAAAAAATGATATATTATTTATATATAACAATTTATCATAAACAATGATTTCAAATTTCACTTATTTTCTTTATACAAATGAACTTAACGATTATCTTAATTGTTATTCGACATTTCTAATGACTCGCAAAGATTTGAAGAATAATATTTTGAATCATCGAATGAATTTTCTTATTAATTATTATATTAGTCAGGAAAAACTTGAAAATATTCAAAAATATAAATTAATTCAATATTATATTTCTGGCTACAAAGACGATTATATTAAAGATACAATAAATGACAATAATAAAGTTGTCATCAAAGAAAACGAAGAAAAGGAAGAAGAAATTGATGATCACTATAAATATATGTTTGTAAATACAAAACCTAAAATTGAAATCGATTATGATGAATTAGACAAAGAATATGCTCTTAAACTTGAAGCAGAAGAAGAGGAAAAAATAAGAGAAAAAGAAATCAAAATGGAAAATGAAGATTATAATTATGATGATGATAATTATGATATTATCGAAGAATATTCAGAAGATGAAATAATATTTGATGATGATGATTATTATTAATTTCTGGGTTTTTTACTATTTCTTCTTGTAAATTTAGAAGGCGGAGGAACATTATTTTTATCATCCAATTTAACGTGTTTAGCAAACCATTCTTCACCAACTATAACAGAAGCTTTGTCAGATGTTAATTCATCATTAATTATTTTTGTTCTCATACCTAAAAAGTAATGTAAATAATCCCAATTAAAAGGTTCACTGTTTCTTGTAGCAATGTCAAATAAAATCGGATATCGTTTATAAAAAAAATCGTGTTCCGTTTTTAATTTTTCTATAATTTCATCATTAGAACCTTTATCTATTACTTCACGAATTTGTTTAATTGTTTCAATAATTTTATCATTATCTAATCCATCTTTAATAAATTCTTTTGTATCAGCCATATTTATATATATGAATTATTTTTATTTCTTTATATTAATAAAGATGAATACATTACCTAATAAATTGAACGCTGGATTATATTCGGGTGATATTAATTTTTCTAAAAAACCTTGGGGAAACGATTATAGCTTAGGTCGTGTAGAACCTGATGCCTTAGAATATGCTAAATTCTTTTATGCCAAAAACCATATACCAGGCATTCAAAACCGTCCTGGAAATAATACATATTCATCTGTTGATGTTTATACGAAGTTTTTAGATAATTATAACTTACAATGCTATAATTAAAAAAGAAAAATAAAAAAAAATAGGAGTGCAGGGAATTGAACCCTGGTCTCAGCTTCATAAGAGCTGTGTTCTAACCATTGAACTACACTCCCATTGTTTATTATTATAAAACAAATCCTTATATATATTTAATTCGACTTCTTTTTTATAAATAATAGCATTAAAATAAACAATACTATTATAAAAGCTAATAGCATTTTGTTTTTATCATCTTTATTATCAAAGTTTTCGATTTTTGGTGAACATAATGTAAGATTGCATTTATCTTTAACTTCGATTTTACCGGCATTATATGCTAATTTTACATCATCTTGATAAACAATAACAGATTCAGAGGCTCCCATTTTTATTATTATTCTACTAAAGTAATATTATCTTTAATTGCTAATAAATCTATTTTATCAGAAAATTCTTTATGTAATTTAACCATTTCAATATCATTAGTTTTGCTATCGTGATTTTTAGATCTTATTTTAAAATCCTCATATCTCGTTATAAATAACTTGAATTTTCTTACATAATCTAAATAATTGATTTTCATATTTATCTTATAATCTTCATTTTCTTTTTTATATTTATCGTGCAATTTTATTAATATCTCATTTAATATATCTTCCTTTTTTACCGATTTTATAACATTATTGTTATTGTCTTCTTTATAAATTATCTTCTCATTCTTCATTATCTTAATTGTATATTTAATACCTTCCAATTTCTTGTCGTTTATTATTCTTATTTCTCCTGTTAATATCATATCACTACTTTCTTTTGGTTCTTCTTTCGGTTCCTTAGGTTCTTTTTTTTTTGCTGGTTTCTTTTCAGTAATTTCTTTTTTTGGTTTTTTTTCAACTTCTTCTTTCTTCTTTTTCTTTGGTTCTTTTAATTTATAAATGAATTCATCGAATAATAGTTCTTGGACTTTCATCAATTTTAAGTTATCTAATCTATTTTTGCGTTTTATCGGATCTTGATATAATGGCTTCATTTTTAATTCATCTTCAACCTTTTCCCAATAATCGTGAGGTTCCTTATAATCATTCAATTCTGTTAAACATAATGCATATAATTGCAATACAGGTTTCATTATTTGATTTGTAATATAATGCAAATAATCAGGTTCTAAACCATTTTCTTTTATAAATTCTGGCGTTTCTATTTTGTCTCCCTGTAATTTTGCATTAGGAGCTTTAATATAAATATAAGCTATTCTGTCATTTGATGCTGGTTTATTGCCGGCATCTCGCAAACCAATACGATCAGCTAAAACTTTATGTGCTATTTTTTCAGGATCTTTATAAGATGATTTTAAAGTTTTTGATATTATTAAATCTTTCATATCTGTTTTACCGTTAATTAAATCGGTCAATTCCTCTCTTAAAAATTTTATCGATTCATCAATATCTTGTTTATTTAAAATAATATCTATTATACCTCCATATATTTTTTTGACTATATTTGCATTATCTCTTCGTTTCAATACAATACCCATCGATTTTTGTTTAAATTTTTTATCATCCATTTCATATAAATTTCCTACATATCGTTTTTTACTAAATAATATGAATGGATATAGGCATTTCTCATAATTCAATTTTTGTGGCGCAGGCATTATACTCGCAATATTCTTTTCAACTGATTTACCTACTTTAATAGCTACCGGTAATGACGATTTTCCAAATATTAATTCACCCTCTTGATCTTTCAATGGAAATTTACAGAAAATAGAATCTGTGTTTTTTAATATTAAATGTCCTATTCCACCGTGAAATACTCCAGATTCTGTTTCAATATCATATACATAACCGTTGTATTCATCGTATAATATCTCTTTTTTGATTATACCAGTTTCTTTAATTTCTCTTCTTGTATATGATAATATATAATATTCACTATTATAATCTATTGTTACATTATAACCTAATTGTTCTAATATTATCATATATTCTTGTGCTTTGATTTGAGTTTCAATCATCATTTTACCTTGAATTAAATCTAAATCATCTAGTATTTCAGTAGTTTCTAAATTCTTTATTTCAGGCTTTGAATGTAATAATAACTGTCCTATTTTACATTTACCAGGCTTAATTATACTTTCATTGTTATCTAATAAAGAATGATCTTCTGTAACATCAATTAAACCAGTTGCCGTTAAAATTCTATAAATCTTTTTAACTGTTTTGTGTCTTATTATTCTTATCACTTTTGCCCATCCTTTATTTGTCCAAACTTTCATATTATTAATAGGAATATATTGTTCTTTGTTGTATCGGTTTTTATCTCCCATTTTAAATTCTCTATAATCAATCCAAGTGTCATATTCTCCTATTTGGCTAAATGTTGTTATCTTAATCTCATCATCAATATTATAAGTTAATGGAGTATAAGGCATTACACTATCGCCGTAAATAACATCCGCATTATAATTCTTCTCAACATAATCTTTTGCTAACATTATCATCTCACGACCTGTTGCAGTAGTACAAGCAGCAATAGCTTTCAAATAAATAGGTGATGTTTTTGCACCTATTTGACCATATAAAGAGTTTGCTGTAATTTTATAAGCTGATTGTAATGCATCGAATATATCTTTTTCGAATTTATTATAAGTATCTTTTATTTCTTTGATTTCATTTCGTTTAATTTTATGTTTATGAGATACGGTTATTTCTGTTTCATTTTCATCATTAATAATTCCTATAATTTCTGTTCCATCATTTTTAATAATTGTCGAATGTTCGATTTTACTTCTTGTTTTTTTTCGTTCATCTAATAACATCGTTAAAATTTCTGGTATAATTCCTTTCTTATTATCTTTGTATTTAGCAAATTTACATTCTTTCACTCCTACTTTTCTCTTTTTATCTCCAACACCCTCGTATAAATCATAATAAACTGATATAAATTCAACATTCGGATCATCTATTTCTAAATATTTCTCATCTAATATATAAGTATCGTGTGATAAATTGCGCGAAATCATTGAAGATGGATATAAAGAACCATAATCAAATACAACAATAGGTTCGTCTAAATAAATACCTTCCTTAGGTTCTAAGACAATGGCACCTTCGTATCCATCAATGTCTATATCATTGATATTATATTTTTTTGTTGGAATCAAATAATTTCTTTTCATACATTCATTAGCAATTAATGAATAAATCTTAATTCCTTGACCTCTTTTGAATAAATAATTTAATGGAACTAAGCAAACATTGCCCATACCACTATTATTTTCAACAATTTTCAATTTATGTAATAATTTATTAACTAATACACAATCTTGAATACAATATTTAGCTATTACACATCTATCTGCTGAATCTCCCTTAAATTTCTCGAATATTTCTTTTGGTTTCAAATCATCTTTCTTTGAACCTATAAATAATGCAGCAACATTATCCAATTTATAACTATCTAATTTGTGATCTCGTTGCATTACTTTTAATAAATCGATTGTAACTATTCCATCAGTATCAAACATTTTTAAGATATTATCACCTAGAGCAGATGATGATAACCTTTGTTCAATTAATTTAATATCTCTATCTAAAGTTTTACCAAATCCTCTTGCAAATTTCTTATCTACATCATTTTCAATTGCTCTGTTCCAAATATACTCCATATCAAAACCCCAGATGTTATAACCAATAATAATATCTGGATTGATTTTGATAATTTCGTTTTTCCATTTTAATAATAATTCTTTTTCTGTTTTACAAGAAATTATTGTAACTCCATCAATATCGTCGCATTCATTTAATGATATCAAGCTTTTATAAATAATTTCATCATTTCCGTAGGTATGTACGGTTGTGCCAATTTGAATTATTTTATCTCCTTCTAATTCCGGTAATATCTCACATAATCGACTATTTAAAGCTTCTTCAATCTCATTAACTTCTTTAACTGACATTTTGGTTTTTTTATCATCTTCATCGTCTTCTTCATCATCATCGTTTGTTTCTATTGTTTTGAATTTATCTAAAATAAAACGAATATCCATTTCTCTTTCATATAATCTTGCAATTTGCTGTTTTGTTAATGGTGTTTTCGAATATAATCTATTTATACTATAAATAGGAGTTATTACAACCTCCTCTTCAAATGCTTTGATTATATTAGAAATTAAATTCTTATCATCTAAATTCTTTTTTGCTAATATACACAAATCTTGTGCTAGTTTCTTATAATTCTTAATAGCAATCGGAAAATCACCGTGCGAACTAGAACATTCAATATCAAAAGATACAATCGTAAATGGCGCTATATTATTATTTTCAATTGGTATGATATCATACCAATTAGCAGTAATATTATAATCACTTCTTGTGTCGGCTGCGTTTTCTAGTGAAAAGTTATTCACTTTGATCCAACTACAAGGTTTAATTTTTTGAATATGAATAAATTTTAAGAATGGTTCAATATTACTTTCATATAATACAAATCCATCTTTGTTATCTTGAAAATAATATCGCAATTCATTAAATAACTTAAGAGATTTGACAACAATTTTTATATATCTAAATTCTTTGTTATTTGTAAAACCCCAGAAATCTTTTTTGCGTTCAATCTCCAATTTACATAAATGACTTTTATAATTTTTTGATATTATCTGTTTCTTTGAAATTTTATTTTTAAATTTTGCATCATAACTTTCTTCCAACAATTTGATATTCAAACTTTGAACTCGTTTCTTAAATTCATTATCTGACAAATCTTCCCAAGATTCAGGAGGTTTAATATAAAAATATGGATTAAAACCAATAACCTTTGTGCAAATACTAATACCGTCTTTGTTTTTACCATAAATATTTATGGTATATTCTTTAGGATCGTCTTCATATTGTGTTTTATCATTTTCAGGAATATACCAATCAACAATTTGATATATTATTTCTTCTATCATATACTTATTTTTACAATAATTATTTTTATATTAATAATATCATTTTTTATATAGAAAAGAATGGATTTAAATAACGCAGCAATTATAATTTTATTTATTGTTCTGGGATTTTTAGTTTATCAATATAAATATTATAGCAGTATTGAAACTATTGTTTCTAAAGTAGATAACAGAGATTATGATGTTCAAATTAAAGATGATTCACAAGAAGCAGCTGATCTTATCGCAAATATTCGCAAAAAATTAATACTGTTAGTTGATCATATGTACAAAACTTATCCAGATAATTCAAAAGTAATAAGATTAAAAAAGAATTTTAATCCAAATGCGTTAAAAGAAGGCATTGATAATCCTAGCTATACTAGTTATACTGTAAATAAAGGTGAAGAAATTGTTTTATGTCTTCGTACTGAAAATAAATTAGTTGATATTAATATTCTTACTTTTGTTTGTATTCACGAATTAAGTCATATTGGTAATGAAACTGTCGGACACGATACAGCATTTTGGGAATTTTTTAAAGAATTATTAATTGAAGCTATAAATATCGGTGTTTATACTAAATATGATTATAAAACTAATCCTGTTAAATATTGTGGTATGATGATCACTGACAGCCCATTAGATCTATAACAAAAACTTATTTAAAACTTATTGTTATTATTATTAATAAAAATGTCAAGTAATAATATTGAAACTTTAGATATTATTGATAAAGCTTATATTGCTGGATTGTTATATAAATATAAAATTACAAATACTTTTGTAAATATCAGAACTATTGATCTAATTCAAAAAATTTATCCTATTTATTATTTCAATAACAGTAATAAAATTATTAGTATTGATATTACTAATAATAACGGTTTTATTGAAAGTATCAATAAAATTATTTTAGATTTTCCTAATTTTACAGAAGATGTCAAATTAATTTTTATTCGTGGTATTTATGAAGCTAATAATAATAGATCGATTGAAATCACTGATAATATAAAACCTATTATTGATATTATCAAAAATAATTATATTATTAATTATGATATTATCTCAGAAAATACTATTATTAATAGTATTATTTACATTAGAAACAAATATAAGTTTTATAAAAAGATTTATTCAGCTAATACTGATTTATCTTGTTTATGCCAAGGTTTACAAAAATTATATATGTATAACACAAAAAACCCTAAAATTAAGGTATTTAAAACAACTGAAGACGCAGTTATTCCATCTAAAGCCTTTGAAGACGACGCTGGCTATGATTTAACAATTATTAGTAAAATTAAAGATTTCAATTCAAAAACAAGTTTATATGATACTGGCATTAAAATTGAAGTTGAAGAAGGTTATTATACTGAAATTGTTCCAAGAAGTTCAATTAGCAAATCTGGATATATGCTAGCAAATAGTATTGGTATTATTGATAATAATTATCGTGGAAATTTGATGATTGCATTAACAAAAATCTGCGATGACGCTGCAGATATCGAATTACCTTTTAAATGTTGTCAATTAATTATTCGTAAACAAATTTCAGCTGATTTAGTTGAAGTTTCCTCAGAAGATTTGACTAATACAGAAAGAAATGAAGGTGGATTCGGGTCAACATCATCTTAAATAAATTTTTCGAGCATTAGCAATATTAGTTTTAAATTCATTTATTTTTCTTTGATAATAATCTTTGAAGATTAAATCAGATTTCTCGATATCTATTTTATTTTTTTTTAATTCTAGTGATTTGATGTCAATATCATACATTAGAATTTCAATATATTGGTTTATTACATCATCAAAATTTTTATTATCCATTGTTTGTGTTTTTTAAACTTAAAATTAAATATTATTATCATTTTTTATTATCTATGGTAAATAAATAAAATGAATAATTTTATAGCATTAGACAACAACGATATTATTACTTATAATAAAATTCAATCAAAGATTTACAAATATTTTATAAATCATCACAAACAATATGATTTTAAATTCGATAAAAATGCATACGAAGCTTCTGTTAACTATTGCAAAAATTTTAAATACAATGTTTGTTTATGTTATAGAGAAAAACATAATTTAGATGAGAATTATTTAGAATTATATAAATGTTCTAATAAAAAAAGAATTTTGTATAATACCAATAACTTCAATTTTATTAAACCTATTGTGGTTAATATTAATAACAATAAAAGTTATCCTATTGACATTTTCAATTTCTACAGACAAGAATATTTACCATTCATTATTCAAGAAAAATTTAATAATTTTAAAATTAATCAAATCAAATTAAATACATTTGCTAAAAAACGCCTAGCCAATTATTTTGATATTATCTACTCTTCACAGTCCTATTTAACCTGCCTTAAATATAATTTTAAACAATTCTGCAAACAATCCAAATACAACAAAACAATTCAACACAATATAATAATAATGTCTATTATAATGATCTTATAGATGTTTTTAACAATAATACTAACAATAACAATAATAATAACAATACTAAAACGATAGGCACACAAATAGATAATTCAAATTATAATTATGCTTATATTATTGCAATAATATTAAACGAATATAATACTTTAATTGGTGATTATAATGATTTAATTATTTCTATGATATGTCATAAATAATTAAATATTTTACTTTTAATAATATATGTTGCGGCAAGGAAAAATTAAATTGGGTGGTGGTGGTGTTAATGCACTAAACGAAAGTACCATTTTATACGGCAAAGCACAAAATATAACTGATATTAATTATGATAATATTACTGTTAACCCTCTTAATTTTACATATCCATTATCAAAAACTAAAGTGTTTTATGGTAATGATTTATCATCAAATGAAATTAAATTTGATGTTGACGCATATTATTTTAAAAGTAATGTTGATGAAATATTTCAACAGAAAATTATTGCAGATTTTGGAATAATTAAAAGTAATAATAATATTTCTGTTGATTTTTCTAAATCTGGTTGGACTTCTAATAATTCTAATATCTATACTACAAATTCATATATTGGTATTGGTACTGATAAGCCAATTGAAAGTCTTCATATTAAAACCAATAAAGCAGCACTCATTATTGACAATAATATAAATAAATTTAAATTTGCAAATATAGATAATTATTTTAGTTTTGGAAATGATAATCAACACGACGAAATATTAGATGTTGATAATTTCTTCAAAGAACAATTTAAAATTCATAGAGATGCGCCTGACCAATCTTTAATTATTGATAATATTGGAACAGTTAATATTAATTGTAATGTTAATGTCAATAACGAAACTTATTTAACTAATAAAATTTTTGTCAATAATATCGATATTATCAATTGGTTAGGTGCTAATGGTTTAGCAACTAATAATTATGTTCAAACAAGTATAACTAATAATTCTTCGATTAATCTAAATAATCTTGATTATAATAATATTACTAATAATAAATTAATTTTTCAATATCCATTGTTTTCTAATATTAATAATAATAACATAACTGTAGATCTTACTGCTACAGGATGGAATAAAAATAATAATACTGTTTTTACTAAACTAAAATTAGGAATTGGAACAGATACACCTTCTGGATTGCTTCAAATAGGTTCATCCGAATATTCTGCTGAAAATCCTATTGTTAATGATGGAACATTAATTATGTCTAAATCAACATCACAAAATAATAGTAGTTTTAAATTAGGTTTTGATGATAATTTTAATTTTATTTTAGGTAAAATTAATACTTCTTCGAATATATGGAATTCACAATTTGCTATTTACAATTCTGCACCAAATAATTCCCTTATTATCGATAATTCTGGTAACATTAATATAAATAATTCCTTAAATATAAATTCTAATATTAACATCAATGGTAATACGATAACATTAAACAAATTCAATATTACATATTCTAACAACAATTTTGTTCTTGGTAATTCATTGTTATTTTTGAATAACAATGGTTTTGTAGGTATTGGAACTACTCCAGATAGTATTTACAAATTTATTGTTGATGGTCATATTAAAACTAATAATAATTTTTATGGTAATGATATTTTTATTAATAATGGCACATTTCTTAATATTAATATTAATACTATTAATGTTATTTCAACTATCAGAAGTAGTAATACTATTTCTTCTAATCTTCAGTCTATCAATTTTAATAATTCATCTTTGATTTCCACAAGAAATTTATTAACATCAAATTTAATAACATCCAGTAATATTAATACAAGTAATCTCAATGTTTTTAGAAATTTTAACGCAAATTCTATTGATTCTACGAATATTTCAACATCAAATATTACAGTTTCAAGCAATCTTAATGCAAATTATTTAATAACTTCTAGTATTTCTTCAACAGACTTTTTAAATACAAATTCATATATATCAAATTTAAATGTTTCAAATATATATGCTACTGGAAATATATTAGCTGATAATAACATTACTTGCACTAATATTTATGTCGCCAATTTAGAAAATACTAATCTAATTAATACACCTTCAATTAATGCAACTAATATTAGCGGAGATTTATTAAATATTTCAAGTAATATTTTAACATCCAATATTATAAGTTCTAATATTTCTTCTAGTAATATTATTGTTAATACTTTAAGAACTAATAATAATATTACAACTCCTTTGATTACTGTTACTAATGTTAATGCAGCTAATATAAATGGCACTACAATCAGTGCAACAAATAATATTAGTGCAAATAATTTACTCAGCGGCAGTACATTAGCTATTAATAGAATTAACTGTTCTACTCAGATTGCACTAAATATTCAAAATCCTATTTCTGATTTACATATTGGAAATTCTGCAACACCTAATATTAATCCGTCAATTATGATATCATCAGGTTCTGTTAATAATTTTAAAATAGGTTATGATAATGACAATAATTTTGTTTTTGGTAATTATTCAAGAAATAATTTAATATGGACTAATCAATTATCAATTCATAGATCTGCACCAACAAATACTATTAATATTAATTCTCTTGGAAATATTGGTATCGGTAAAACTAATGATAATACTTATAAATTGGATGTCGACGGCTCATTAAACGCAACTAGAATATTTTATAATAATGAATTATTATTAACTAATACAGGTATTAATGCCTTAATCACTAAAAATTTAACTCCTTATATAACTTCGAACACTGCAGCTTCTAGTTTTACATCAATTTCTTATGTTAATAATATTATAGCAGCAAATACAAGTTATATTGAAAATACTATAACAAGAGTGTTAGCAAAAGATAGTAATATTTATACAAGTCAAAAAAGATATCCGATAAATGTTTATACATATTCTAATATAACTTATTCGCCAGCATATTATGATAGTATTTATGGAGTAAAAGAAATTATAACAGAACCTATAGTAGAAAATAATAGTACAAATACTTATACATATGAAATATATTCATCTAGTTCTTCTGGAACATTTGATAAAAATATGTTGTTTTATTATCAAAATGTATTATCCAAATTTACTGTAAGTTGGGGAAGTAATAATTATGATCCTAATAATAATAGTATATTTACAAGTGATAATATTTCTACTGCTTTAAAAAATAGCGTTTTTTTTAATATTAGTACTAGTGTTATTGGAAGACAGTATTATGGTGATTATATTGTTTTTAAATTTAATGACCCTATAATTCTAAGCAAATTGGCATTTTATATACCTCCTGAAAATGTTGGAAATGCTCCGGGACATTGGATTTGTTATGCATCTAATGATGCTATAAATTGGACTTATATTATTAATGCTTCTTGCGAACTTGATACACAATTGAGTAGAAATGCATATACAACTTTCAATTCGTCACTTTTATATTATGAAAAAAAAATAGATGGTCTTGATTTAGCTTATTTATATTATGCATTTGTTTTTAACAAATTAGTTTTGACTATTTATAATCCTAGGTTAAATACTTTTCCAGGTTCCACTTTATCATTGACTAGAATTGAATTATATGGTAAATTGAAAATTGAATCAATTTATGTAACTACCAATAATTTAACTACAACTTTAAATAATTATTCAACTATAGACCAATTGAATTTAAAATTAAATAAAAATATAACTTTTACACCTCCGTTATTATTTAATGATGATACCCAAACTCTTACTTATGATGCTATTCTTTTAACAAATGCATCTAGCGACTCATATTTATTATCAAATTTGATTGTTAATTATATCAAAGATCAAACTTCTACTTGGAAAATTGATACATCAAATGCAAATAATATATATTATTCTTTTACTGGTTGTATTGGTATTGGGTCAACTTTAATAAATAGAACTAATATCAATGATCTTAAATTAGATGTTTATGGAAGAATAAGAGGAAGTAATATTAATGCAATTTCAACTGTAAGTGCATCTAATTTTATAGGTGATGGATCATTAATTACTAATATCAATTACAATAATATTATTGCAAATAAACCTGATTTAAAAAATCTTAATAACTGGAATACAGATAATACTAATATTTATGCTGTAAATACTGGAAATGTTGGAATAGGTTATAATTATAGCAGTTTTTTAAATTCAAAACTTAGTGTCAATGGCAATATTTCAACTACAGGTATTGTAATTGCATCTTCTATTCAAGAAAATAATGTTTCTCTTATTGATAAATATTTAACTATAATTGCTGCATCAAATACTTATTTTCGCACTATTGGTGGTTCTATTTCTGGTCCTGTTGGTATTAATACAACCCCTTCACAAAGTTTTATGTTAACTATTAATGGTGATATCAATGCTACTAATATTAATACCAATATTATAAGTGCAACTAATATCCAAGAAAATGGCATAAATTTATCATTAAAATATTTAACTATTATTGATGGTATTAATAATTATTTATCTAGAATTAATGGAGGTGTCATAAACGGAAATGTAACAATTAATTCTAATTTGGCTATTGGTGCATCTACTATTTCAGGTTATAGATTAAATATTAATGGTTCGTTATATTCGTCTTCAAATATTGTTACTAACAATAATTTTATAGAAAATGGTATTTTGCTTATAGATAAATATTTATCTATTTCTACTGCTTCTCAAGTCTTCTTATCAAATACTGGTGGTATTATTTCAAGTAATTTAACTATTAACTCTAATTTAGGTGTTGGTATCAGTGCATCATCTACTTATTCTCTTAATGTCAATGGCAGTCTTAATTCTACTTCTATTTATAACAATGGTATTCTCATTGATTTTAATACTTATGCTATAAAAACTGATGTAGATTCAAAATTTCTTTTATATCCAACTTTGATATTTTTAGATAATAATTATCTCAAAACTTCTGTTTTTAATTCTACTATCTCACAATATACCAAAACAGGTATTGATACAAATTATTTACATATAACCAACGGTGGTACTGTTGTGGGTACAACAACTTTCTCAAATTTAATCTCTTCTAATTTAATCTCTTCTAATTTAACATCTTCTAATTTATTCTCGTCTAATATCAATTCTCTTAAATTAAATATCGGGTCAACTTCCTTAAATCCTTTATATACATTAAATGTCAATGGAAGTTTTAATGCTAGTTCCATTTATATCAATAGTAATTTAATAGATTTGAATATTTATTCTGTAAAAACTGATGTAGATTCAAAATTTCTTTTATATCCGACTTTGGTGTTTTTAGATAATAATTATCTCAAAACTTCTGTTTTCAATTCTACTATCTCACAATATACCAAAACAGGTATTGATACAAATTATTTACATATAACCAATGGTGGTACTGTTGTAGGTACAACAACTTTCTCAAATTTAATTTCTTCTAATTTAATCTCTTCTAATTTAACATCTTCTAATTTAACCTCTTCTAATTTATTCTCGTCTAATATCAATTCTCTTAAATTAAATATCGGATCAACTTCCTTAAATCCTTTATATACATTAAATGTCAATGGAAGTCTTAATGCTAGTTCCATTTATATCAATAGCAATTTAGTAGATTTGAATATTTATTCTGTAAAAACTGATGTAGATTCGAAATTTCTTTTATATCCGACTTTGGTGTTTTTAGATAACAATTATGTTAATAATACAACTTTAAATTCTAGATTAAATTTATATTCTACAACTGGTACAGATCCGACTTATTTAAAATTAACTGGAAATGCAACAATTTCAGGCAATATAAATCTTACAGGTTCTTTGAATACATCTAATATTTCTAATTCAATTAATATTATAACATCAAATTTAATATCATCTAATATTTCTATTAATACTAATGTATTATCGTCGTCTCATAAATTAAATGTGAATGGCTCTATTTATTCGTCCAATGATATTATTTGTGCTGGTAATTTGAATGAAGGAGGATCTAATTTAATTAATAAATATTTAACTATAGCAAATGCTAATATTAACTATTTATCAAATGTTGGTGGAATTATCACAGGTAGTTTAGGAATAGGTACAGCTATTTCTTCATCTTATAGAATAAATATTAATGGTTCTGTTTATTCTTCCAATAATATCTTTTGTGCCAATCTTAACGAAGGCGGCACAAATTTAATTGACAAATATTTAACAATTACTAATGCATCTCAAAATTATCTTCAATTAACTGGTGGAACCATTACAAATAACCTAACTATCAATAATAACTTAGGCATAGGTGTAACTGCGACATCTGCATATAAATTAAATGTTAATGGAACTATTTTTTGTAGTGATAGTATTCGTGAAAATGGATTATTATTGTCTAGTAAATATTTATCACTTGAAAACGGAGGATCTATTTTAGGTAATGTAGGAATAGGAACGGTATTATCACAAGCATTTAAATTAACTGTAAATGGCTCTATATTTTCTTCAAATGATATTAAATGTGCTGGTAATTTAAATGAAGGTGGAGTTAATTTAAGTGACAAATATTTAACTATAGCTAATGCTTCACAATATTTAATTACAGGAGATTTTTTAAATAATCAGCCAAATTTGCAAAAAAAAACAGGATTTCGGTTCGTTTGTAATAAACCAATCATTTTAAATAATGAAACTTATTATAAACACGATATTGCCATTAACCAATATGTTCGTAATAAGATTGATAATACAGATATGACTAATTACAGAATTTTTAATATTAAATGTTTTTCAACTATGGGTATTTTTACAACAATGACAGCCAATAAACCACCCAATATATTACAATATGATGTTTATATGAGTTCATATCCAGCTATTAATATATGTGCTATAGGATTTCCTAGCAATTATTATCTTAATAAAATTACGGCAGGTGATATTTGTTTACTAAAAACAACGAATTATAATTATATTTCTGTTGTTTCAAAAACAAATAATAACAATATTAGTTGTATTATTAGCGATTTTTTATTTTAATAATATAAATAGAATATGAATTTTACAGAAGATGTAACTTGGCAAGATGATCCAGCTGTATCAATTGCTGATATTACAACTGGTGGCAGTTATGCTTTATCAGTTAATGGGTCATTTAACGCCGCATCTATTAATCTTAATGGTGTTGATATTAATACCTTTTTTGTTAAATCACAAGATATTCAAAATAGTATTACTACAAATTTTTTAACTGTTAATTCTAATATTATTTCTAGTAATTTATATGTTTCTAATATTTTTTTTAGTAATTCAATTAATCAAGTTGGAACAAATGATATAAATTTCAAAGGAAATGTTAATATCGGCATATTAACAGACAAAAATAAGAATTTGTTTGTTGGTGGTTTTATTAAAACTACATCTAATATTATTGCAGATAGTAATATAATTACATCTAATATTATTGCTTCTAATATCATTAATTCAGGAAATTTTTATAATTATGGCAATATAGGTATTGGAACAACTAACAAAATTTTATATAAAATTGATAATTATGGAATTTTAAATTCATCATTATATTCCAGTAATGGTATTATTTTAGATTTCAATTCTTATACTAACTCTAATTTATTATTCGAATTTTTCTATACATCAGAATTAAAATATCCATTTAAAGAATATGATTCATCAACATCGCAAATTATTATCAATTTTATTAATCAAGCTGTTTATAACGAAACTATAACTATTAACGGATCTGGTTATGGTTGTGGTACTTATGTAATTTATTCATCTAGTGCGTTAAATAATAGCTTAAGTTTGTATAATAAAAAATATTTATTTAATAATATTTTTACTTCAACTGATTTATTGAGCAGTTGGAATACAGGAAATTATTTAAATGGTTCTTATATCGGCAATAGTTATATTGTTAACGATTATTTTGGAGATTGGATTATAATTAAATTGCCTAAACCTATTTTTCTAACTAAAATTATTTTTTATGTTAATCAATCATTGATTTCTAAAAGTCCTGGAACCTGGAAATGTTATGGTTCTAATGATGGCATTAATTTTATTGAAATTTCTCTTGCATCTAATAGTACCACTTTAACTAGTGCTAATTATATTTCTTTAAATAGTTTTTCATCATATTATCAACAACTAATTAATAATTTTAATATTTCATATAGTTATTTCGGATTTACTTTTAATAAACTTATCGGAAATTTGATAACTGATAATATTATTAATTTAATTGAAATTGGAATATTTGGAAAAGAAATTATAAATACTAATCCAATTTATATGAGTTCAAATATATTATTGAATTCTATATTACCACAATATTCAAAAACTGGTGCTGATCCTAATTATCTTAAAATTGGTGGTGGTAGTGCATCGGATCAAGCATCTTTTCAAGGTACTTTAACTGTAAATAATTTAATTACTAATAATGCTATTAATTCTACAGGTATTGCTACATTTTCAAATTCTATTATTCAAAATAATTCAAATGCATTCAATATTTTTATGGGTAAAATAGGTATAGGAACTAACAATTTACAAAACTCTAGTTTATTTGTTACAGGTTCAACAATTATACTTGGCAATATTGGAATTGGTACAACTGATACAACTTCTTATAAACTCAATATTGTTGGCGATACAAGATTAAGTGGTAATGTCCTTCTTACAGGTTTTATAAATCAAACAAACTCGGGACAATCTAATATATTTTTAGGAAAAATAGGAATAGGAACAACAAACCCTTTAACATCCAATTTATATGTTGCAGGAGGTTGTAATACTGCTATTATTGGTAATGTAGGAATAGGAACAACTGACACAACTGCTTATAAACTTAATATTTTAGGTGATACAACCTTAGGTGGTAATGCTCTTGTTACAGGTTTTATAAATCAAACAAATTCTTTACAATCCAATATATTTTTAGGAAAAATAGGCATTGGTGGAACAGACTTTAATTCAAACTTAACAGTCACTGGAAATAGTTATTTTACAGGAAATATAGGAATAGGAACAACTGACACAACTTCTTATAAACTTAATATTCTTGGTAATACAACCTTAGGTGGTAATGCTCTAATTACAGGTTTTATAAATCAAACAAGTTCCCTACAATCTAATATATTTTTAGGAAAAATAGGAATAGGAACGACTAACCCTTTAACATCTAATTTATATGTTGCAGGAGGTTGTAATACTGCTATTATCGGTAATGTAGGAATAGGAACGACTGACACAACTGCTTATAAACTTAATATTTTAGGTGATACAAACTTAGGTGGTAATGCTCTTATTACAGGTTTTATAAATCAAACAAATTCATTACAATCTAATATATTTTTAGGAAAAATAGGCATTGGTGGAACAGACTTTAATTCAAACTTAACAGTCACAGGAAATAGTTATTTCACAAATAATGTAGGAATAGGAACGACTGATACAACTTCTTATAAACTTAATATTCTTGGTAATACAACATTAGGTGGTAATGCTCTTATTACAGGTTTTATAAATCAAACAAATTCTTTACAATCCAATATATTTTTAGGAAAAATAGGAATAGGAACAACAAACCCTTTAACATCCAATTTATATGTTGCAGGAGGTTGTAATACTGCTATTATTGGTAATGTTGGAATAGGAACAACTGACACAACTGCTTATAAACTTAATATTTTAGGTGATACAACCTTAGGTGGTAATGCTCTTATTACAGGTTTTATAAATCAAACAAATTCATTACAATCTAATATATTTTTAGGAAAAATAGGCATTGGTGGAACAGACTTTAATTCAAACTTAACAGTCACAGGAAAT